TACTCCTGCCCATTCCCCCTTAAAGTAACATAGTCTAAGTTCCAACTTCCTGCTGGTATAGTTTCATCTTGCTCAAAGACGATAGTCTTATCACCCTCTTGTTTGGTGATAGCTGTCATCAGGTCTGACCAGGAGCTATACCTGTTACCAGATTGTGAGCCACCCGACTTATAGATAAATGTCTGGTAAGATTGTGGCTTAATTGTAGTAGCTTGCATTTTTGGCATTATGCCACCCCAATATAAGTAACTGATTCACCTGATACAGAGCTATCAAGATTTACTGTATTAAGATTAGCTATGTCCATACTGATAGTTTCGCCAGCACTTAGTTGAAAGCCATTAGTTGAGGCTACAGAAGTATCGCCTACATAAATAATACCCGTATTGGTTGATAGGGCTTTAATAGTTACCGACTTAACGGCTTGAGAGCTTGCTAAGGTCACTCTAGTACCTGCGGTGGTAACACTCTTTTTGCCATTATAGATTGTGGTTGGTGCGGTTTCGGTGGTTGTAACGCTACCACTAATAGGTTGAGTTACTGCACTTCCATCTACTTTTAGTGCATTAGTGAGTTGTGGTTGGTCAGTAGCCAACACCACTCTTTGAGTACCAGCAGATTTACTCCCAGAGTTAGTATCAATATTAGTTCCACCGACTTGTGAGATGTTTGCACCAGTACCAGATACAATATTGTCGATAGTTTCAACTGCCGTTTTAATTGCACTACTATTGGTTTCAGTTACTGTTCCGGTTACGGTAGTAGTGGGAGCGGATGTAACTTGCACCGCAAAGGTACCTGCGTTGGTTACTGCGTGGCTAGGTACACTCGCTAGAGATACGGGTTGAGTCTCGGTAAGATCAGCCTTTAGTTGAAGTTCTGCTAGAAGTGTATCTTGTTTTGCGGATGTGGCTAGCCCAGTAGTGTCTATTGTTACCGAGCTAGACTGTCTAACCCAATTAGCACCATCCCAGACATAGTTAGCCGCTCGTTTAGCAGAAATATTATCCCCGGTGTGTTCCGGAGATATGTGCTCTGCGCCCGTAATTTCGGGTACTTTATTTCCACCTACCTTGGTCATATCAGGGCCATTTCTTTCTCTAGGGATCTGCGCTGATTATCGAGTTTAATCCATCTATAAATTGAGGTGAGTTTATCTTTAGTCCTAAACACCAACCCTAGTCTCTGTTCTAGGTCTCTTATCTTCTGCATAACATCTATAGAGTCGTCTGATTTATCACTAGCCCACTCATAAATGTAGTTGAGTTGATCTAGTGTTTCGCGGTCTCTGCGAAGTCCTACAGGTACCTCAAAGAAATCTAGTAGCTTCATGGCTGCTAAATCATTAGGGTACTCGTTTGGTTTCTTTACTGTAGGCTCTGCCTCTTTGACGGCTTCTTGAACAATCTTAGATGGCTCGTCTGGTTTCTGTAGAAGTGGTTCTCTAGGTATCTTTTTGGCAAGCGAAGCTACAATCTGTTCTTCGTTCATACTTTTATCTTGATATTTATCGGGTTTATTGTTTGGTATCTGGACCTACTAGCTCTAGTAGTGGGAGTGGGAATATTAAGGTTCCGCCGGTGTTGATGTATTCGGCTTCTCTTTTCACGAACTCTTCTTTAAAGAACCATGGGCTTACAAGCATGTATTTGGGGTGTTCTTCTCTGGCTTGTTCTTCTGAGATGATTGGTACTCCTATGGCGGCAATCTTCTTACCTACCTTTTCAGGGTTACGCTCTACCGCTTTGGGTAGGTCATTTACATCCAGTCCGGCACCTTGCCAGATAGTACCGCCACGAGTTGAAGCCCCATAAATATAAACCTCTTCTCCCCTACCGTTTATCTCGTCTACAAAATCTCTAAGTTGAGCTAGTTGAAACTTCACAATCTCACCAAATCTCTTGTATACACTTGGCTTCTCTAGGCCAAACCGTTTCTCCATGTCTCTTTGGGCTTGTACGCTAGGAGATATTGGATAAGTTCCCTTTCGTGAGACTACTGTTCTAAAACTTCCACCGTTAATCATCGAGGTGGTGACTTCATTTACTTCCAGATCGTACCTATTAAGAAGGTTCTCGAGTGAGAGTAACGAGTAGTATTCTAGGTGTTCGTGACAAATGTTATCTACAGCATTAAGCATAAGCGTTGTCAATAGATAGTTCTGTTGGATAATCCACACCCCGTTTTCTTTAAGGGCGTGTCTAACTTCCTTTACGAATTTATTTGGGTCGTCTAGGTCATAGAACATTGAGATAGAAGTTATAACATCAAATTGGTTTTCTTCAAAGTTTTCTTTCTTATAAAAGTCATTCACTATGCGGTCCGCATGCGCTTCAGCTTGTTTGCAGAGCTTTCCTATTGGATCGGTACCTTCTCTGTGCCAGCCCTTAGGAACAAACGATAACAGGGTACCATCGTTCGAGGCGATGTCTAACCAGCTACCGTTTTTCGGCTTATACATTAGGGCGTGTTTAACTATACTCTCAAGGTCGTTTTTGATTGTGTCATTTACTCCACTCTTAAATCCATATCTTTCGTGATACATTTCGTGGCTTGGGGTGGTGTGTCTTAACTGAACTAGTTTACACTCCTTGCACATAACTACTTCTAGTGGATACTTTGGTGGCTTGGTGTCGTCTTCTCGAAAGTCCGAGAGATACTGTTCTCCCAGATCCACCACATCTATTAATTTGTTTGATTCACACGCTCTACAGTTTGTTATTGTTCTCACTATCCCTCCTTAAGGTCTTGCCATAAATGTTTACGGCTATTAAAAGTTATCTCGTCTTGGCCTACGGTCGCATCGTTCTTGCGGTAGGTTTCATCCTTATCTCCCCCGACAATCCCCGGGTGTTGATGGATAATACACGGGGCGTCACTACTAGCCCAAACACCCCTCGCCTGTGCTGTATAAGTAAATTCGGTGTCTTGATAGTTATGATGGTATGGATAGAACACTCTGTTAGGCATATCTATCACACCGGAGCGCTCTTTTATGTAGCTTCTTCTGGTAAAACAAATAGCCGAATAAGATCTGTCCTGTTCGTTTTGGGGTACTCCTACCATCTGCACCCACTCCGTTTTAAACATAGACATAGGAATCTTGTCCCAGTCCTTTAAGAACAAAAAGTCGTCATTAGCGTGAAAGAATATAGGTTCACTGCTCTCTTCATAAATGCTTTGAATTGTGTTTGAGTATCCAGCATCTCCGTCATACTTATTTATCACAACTTTATGTCCGGTCTTGCGGGCAGCATCTATGCTCTCCTTGTCGTCCGGCTCACAGCCAAAATAAAGAACAAAATCACTGTATGTTGTCTCTTCTATGTTCTTGGCTACATCCGCTAGAGTGTGTGGTCTTTTGTAGGTTGGTAGGTATATTCCTAGTTTCATGTTTTACTTCCTGGGTGGTATCTAAATTCTTTATTGTTAAAGTTTGGTTTCATAAACTTCTTTTGATAGGGCATCGTGTAGTTAGAACCAAAGTTCGTATCCATTGATTCGTGGTAGTAGTAGTACATTATCCGGTCAATATAGTTCTCAGTTTTTACCAGTGAGGCTACGCTCTCAGCCCAGTTAGCATCTTCACCTAAGTCTTTACTTCCAAAGCTACCTTGCAAGGCAATTTCTCTCTTAATAGGATTGAGGTGGGTTATGTTCCGATAGTACCCGTCGTAGGCTTCAAACCAGTTGGGATATTTAATGCTGTGATATACCGGGGGTTTCAGGTTGCCATCGTTATAGAACTCCACCCTAAACCCGACATAGTCTTCACCTAGGTTTTTAAGAATCTCTTCCACATAATAATCTGGAACCATATCGTCATCATCTACAAAACAAACATACTCTCCTTTGGCGTCGTCTAAGAGTGCCTGTCTGATGTCTCCTATAGTGCATTCCCCGTTATTCCAGAAAGCTACTATCTCAACAGGCTTACCCTTTACCTGGGGCAAGAGACACTTCATAAGTCTTTTAAACTTCTTGTCCCTGCGCCCCATAGTTGCTATTAAGATTGAGAGTCGAATTGGTCTACCCAAAGCTTTGCTACCTTATCCCATCCAAGGTTATTCTTAGCATAAGGAATCATATTCTTACGTATTTCTTGTTGTTTTGTGACATTTCTAAGCATTTCAATTAGCTCTGTTTTGTACTGCTCCTTAGTGTCGTCATCCCAATCTTCCATCTTCATCTTCACCCCATGTTGAATAGTTTCTTCTAGGGCGGCAAAGTTTGAAGCTACTGGTATGGCTCCGGCAGCCTGGGCTTTCATGGCTGTGATACAGTTATGAACAACCGAGCCATTAGATACATAGCTATTGTCCTCTTCTACTTCTATGTTATATACCCAGCCGTCATACTCGGTATATGTCTTTGCTTTAATGGTCTTTTCTATAAATCCATTAACCTTAGAGTAGGCTGGAATTTTTTGTGTCTGCGTCCACGCTATCGTCCAACTCACCCCGCCATTATTGTGTACTCTTTTTAGGGCCTTACCACTGTACCCTTGTTGGGCTAGGGCAATCTTACACCAACCAATCAACCTTTCAGATGTGTTCGTGAACGAGTAGTTATAGCCATTCTTAATAGAGCCGTCGGCCGCCAAGAGACCCTCTAGGGCTTCTGGTACTTGTGCTAACCATAACGGAAGCTTCTTCTTTTTATTGTCATAACAAAATCTCCAAAATGCTCTTGCTAGTTCATGGCTCTGTACATAATACTCGACACAACCTCGTAGCTTTCTTGTCTTAGGCTCAAGTCCAATTTCGGCAAAACCATCCGTGGCTATAGTGATATGTTCTGGGTGGCTGTCTGCAACGAGAACAGACACCTTACCAGTCCGTAAAGAGGCGCTCCCATCACCTGCAAAATAACCAATAAACTTAGCAAGTTTAGGTGTAATAGTGAGATCCTTTGGCAATAAATGACTAGTGGTAGGTAGGTTGTTTTGTTTTCGTTTTAAACCGTCATCAATTTCAAACTTCCCCATAGGTATGTCTATGTTCCCAGGGGTGAGTAGTTTATCCCCCACCTCTATATCGTCAGCGTCAACGAACGTATACTCCTTGCCTCGGCGAACATATACAGGGTGTTCTGGGGTTAGCGTTAAATCATCCCCAGATCTTAAGGCAAGATTTATAATTTTACCTTTATGCCGTTTTCTCATTAATACAGATACATCTTTTAGAGATTGTGTGTGGGTCAGAACTCTATCGGTTAGTCCAAGCTCCTCAATGTTCTTCTCACCAAACTCAGTCATAACTTTTGTACCTGGTGGGTGACAAGAAATCTCCGGAAAAGGACATGGATAAGCCCACACACCAGAGCGCATCATCTCTTTGGCGATGACTTCTTGAGAAACCTTGCCATGATCAGTTACCCCATCTAGTTCTTTCTCTCTAGCCTTCATTTTCTCCATCCACTCCATGCGCTCGGGGTTATCTTTCTGTACAGCAATATACGAGCCCCAGCCATAGTAAATATCTAGGGTTGCATCGGGTACTGCCTTTTTAACTTCTGGCCATATATCATATAGGTGTGAAAGTCCCCTAACGTGTGAACTAGTGTAGATTATCTTATGAGGTTCTCTAACACAGTCTTCCGATCCTTCAAACTCTTCTACATCTATACCGTTTGAGCTTAACCATATCTTGTTGTCTGGGATACTTGGGAATAGTGATCGGTGATATTTAGATAGAACTATTACCTTATCTAGGTTCATTAGCCTTTGGGTGGTGAATTCCCCTTCTGGCATTACATCATGTAGCCATAGGTACTTTTTACGGGCTTTTAGGTTAGCATCAAATAGCCACGGGTTTCTCCAGCCGATAAATACATCAAACTCGTCCCGGGCATCTAACTCCCAATAATTCTTCCATTCCACTCCATCGTAGGTTCCGGCCTTAGCACCCGGCTGAGAATATACCGTTATTCTGTAATCTTCACCTATAAGTTGCTTAGAAAGTCGTATTATGGCCTCTTCGCTACCTCCGATACCCTCAGATAGACTCCAGGGCCCCCATTCACCTATAGCACAGGCACCAGTGAATATAACCACAGACTTTTTAGGCCATACTTTTGGTGGGAAGTATTTTTTCCTGGCTGATAGGATAATTGGGTTATCCACTAAAGACTTAGGTATGGAGTTGTTTAAGAACCCCTCTATCTTGTCGGTCTCGCCTTCTTTCTCCATAAATACTAGGAGGTCTACGATAGATTGGGCTGCTAACTGGTGACCCTTTACATTACTTACCGCCTTAAGCATTTCTTTTACCAGTTCATCATCCCTATAAGTCTGGGCTTTCTTAAGGGCATTTATGGCTTCGTCGAATTTCCCTAGGTTAAACTGACACTCTGCATAAATCAAGAGTGGTCTATATGTTACTTGTAGGGGGTTACTGACGTGCATAGTCTCTAGGGGTGGTTTTGCCATACCCATCTCAACCCATTTAAGGGCTTTTTCAAACTTGTTTTCTAGGTAATAGAGTTGAGCAATACAGATATAAGGTTCTGGGTTGTCTTCGTGTTCCTTGATAGCTTGTAAATAGGCGTCTATTGCAGCGTTGGAGTTCTCGAGTTTTTGTTCAATGTTACCTATAGAGATGTAGGCTAGGGCTCTTTCTTCCGCCCAACCAGAGAATGTTACATAGGTTCTATAGAGTTCCAAGGCATCCTTAATATAACCAGACTCTTCATAACACCTTGCTAGGTAGTAGACTGTTCGTGGATCGGGTTCGTCCCCTTCGTCCTTAAGTTGTGCTTGTAAGATACGCATGTTGCGCTCTAGGGCTTGTCCACCTCGGTAATCTGTCGTTTGGTGTACTACCCAGACTTCTGAGTTCTTGGTGTTGTTGGTTGTACGAGTTTCAATAGGAGTTTCGTGCAGTCTTCCCTTCCACACATAGGCTCCGTTGTTTCTTATGAGTCGCTCTCTCCAGTGTTCTGCTACTACCGTACCTTGTTCGTCTACGGCGTAGTGGTAGTTTAAGAATATTGAATCACACCAGTCGGGCATTTTTTCGGCTACTTCACGGAGTTTCTTGGGGTTACTGATAACATCGTCAGCGTCCATCCAGAAGATAATGTCTCCGGTACACTCATTGAAAGATAGGTTTCTCATTTCAGAGAAGTCTTCGTGCCACTCCGCCTTAATGAGTTTTGCCTTGTGTTGTTTGGCTAATCTGCCAAATATGTTTGGTATGTCTTTTACTTTACGGGCATTGGCGACTATTATAGTCTCATCAAACACTCCGTCTACACTTCTTAATGCTCTCTCTAAATGGGTAGCTTCTTCTTTGTCACCCTTACAAATCATTGCTAAACTAAATTTCATAATCCTCCTTATATTCTCTTGGCCACATTAAACGCTGGGAACTTTCTCATAAACCAGTGCAGGTGTTGTTTGTCGTTAAACATCAACGGGTAAGACTCGTCTATCATTCGATACAGACCTATTGGCATAGTAAGAGACTTTCTAAACTGCACTTTGGCGCTTTGTGAGTGAGCCTTAGCATTACTAGCAAACTCATTGTTTTGAAGACTTTGTTCTTCCTTGGCTTTCTTAATGAATCTCTTTATCTCGCCGGGTCTAGCCAGTTCGTATTGTTTGATTGCTCTTTTAATGTTTTCTTCGTCTTTACTGTCCGGTAAGCCTACGGATGTGGCCATAGCCTTAGTCTGCCCTACTGGCGTAATCATTTCTTTTTCTTCGTTGCCCCCAATAAGGGGTATCTCTTTACTCATAATCCTCCTTTATAGATTAGTGCCTAGGCCGTGAGGCCCAAGCAGCAATCTATAAGATTTAGCCTACGAAGTAACCTGAGCGCTTAGCGCTAGATTTTTCGTTCAATGCTTCGAGTGTCAATTCACCTTCGATCATTCCTTTGGTACTAGAACCAGTTTTGGAAAGAGGGATGTGTTTTGGACGTCGATCATTAAGGTAGGCGATTCTCCACTTTTTGCTATCTACAGCAACAACGGTGTTGGTTGGAACTTCTCTGTGTAAGAAAAGTTTGTGTACGCCGAAGTCACCTTCGTAAACATCAACTGCGTTGGTAAGACGTTTGTCTTCCGACTGAACGTACTTAGTAGATCCACCAGTGTAACCAGAGATTACACGTTTAAGGTAAGAACCTACGTATACTTCATCAGCGAACTGATCTGTTCCGCCGTTCCATACGCCAGCCATGATGTCGTTGAATTCTGTTTCACTTAGTGAAGTACCAGAGTTACGAGCAGTAGCGTTTGTAGTAATTTTAGCGATTACTCCGCCCAATCTACGAGCTGTACCAGAGGCACCTGAAGCGACAGTTCCGGCCATCAAGGCTTTTTCGATGTCACGAGCTAACTCAACCATAGCTTTTTGCATTTGGTAAGTGTAAGGGTCGCTTTGACCGTATACTTTTACCGCACGTTCAGTGTCCGATACTGATATAACTTTACGGAACATCTGAACTACGTTAGTAGCACGAGTAGGTTGAGTAAGGTCTACAATAGTAGCATCGCTATTTTCAACAGCAGCATTATCTGCGCTTGATGAGTAAGCATCTGTTAGCCATTCGTGTAAAGTGTTGTAAGCAACGCTTTCACCTAGACCGCTCAAAAGTGGAGTGTTCTTATAATCAACATTGGTAATCAAGTCTACTACGTCTTCTGCACGAGTAGTATCTTGGTAAGTAATTAAACCAATAGCCATTATTTTATTCTCCGTTTATTTTAGTTTTCTGTGTTTACGGCTTTTATCTGTGCTTGCACCGAAGGTATCGATGCTAGTACGTCTGAAAAGTCGCGGTTTCTAGCTGCTTCTTCGACTGCCGTTTGGCGGTCAATTTGCTGTGGAGCTGAAGGGGCTGGGTTGTTGCCACTTATAGTCGGCTCAGGGCTTTCTACTGGAGTGGTAACGGTTTCTTTGATTGCATCGAGTTGCTCTACGAGCTGGGCTCTAGCGTCATCAAAAGTATCTACATCTCCCCAAGCAATAGCAGTTTCGTTTTTAGCAAGAAGTTTCTTAGCTATCTCTTGAACTTTTGGGTCTGGATATGAGTCTATGACTTCATCTCTAAACTTACGGGCTTCTTGAGCTGCTTTTTCTGCTTCTGCTCGAGTCTGAATCTGTTCAAGTTCTGATTGAGTCTTCTCATACAGTTCTTTATAGTTTTCAGTCTCTTTGAGGCGTTGGGTTTCTTCCTCTTGTTGCTTATTTCTAAGCATGTTGCGCTCCATTTCAAGTTTTTGTAGTTCCTTACGGAGCTGCTCAACTTCATCTGGGCTTTGTGTTTTTGTGTTTTGGTCCACGCTATCGACAGTTTGGACATCTGCCTTGCTTTCAGGCTGTTGAGTATTCTCGGAGCCTGTAGCGGGTAGCTGTTCGGTTCCGAGTGCCTCAACCTGTTGTGTTTCACCTTTCGGTGTTTCGAGGTCTTGCATGTTTCTCGTTTTCCTTGCTTAATGTTTCTTTACCGAGAGCGTTTGCTCTCATTTAGAGTATGGCTTGACAAATGTGGTGTTGTTGGTGTATGGTGTGTGCATGAAAGATAGTGACAACAAGAGCCCATTCATAGATTGGTCGGCTGTAGGCTGGACACTTGGGGGTATCGGAATATTTATTTGGGTGGCAGTTGCGAGTAGTGGGGCATCAGGCACCTCGAGTAGTGAGTCGGTAAATGAGTATCAACCCGATACTTGCATAGAAGATTGTTCTGGACATAATGCGGGATATGAATGGGCTCAGGAACATGATATTCAAGACACAAGTTATGATAATGGTAATTCTGAATCATTTAACGAGGGCGTTCGTGATTATGCAGAACAAAACTAAACAAAGGACTAGGCATGAATAAACTCCAGACAAACCCAGACGGTACATATACATGTGCGATCGGTGGTAAAACAACAACTAATGAGAACTCTTGTCCTGTTTATGAAACAAACTCTGTATCTAAACCAGACTATAGCGGGGCTATATTAGTAGGTGGTGTTATCTTTTCCCTCGTTTTATTGATTTCAATACTTGTTGTGGGTCTATTAATTCTCTTTAGAACAAAGAAGAAATAGGCCGCGAAGGAGTTTTTGCAGCTTTACTCTTCTTACTCTTTGGTGCCTTGTAGTATTTGAGTCCCTTTATAACATCTTGAGTTGTTATTTTTGGAATTGATTGAGCTGTGTAGTTAGTTGGCTGTTTAGCTGGAGATCCGGACTGGAGTGAGGTAAGAATATCTATCTGCCTTTGTTGTGCCGGGGAAACATCCTGACTTCTGTCTATATTAGAGTATTTACCATCCTTAAGTTGTCCGAAAGTAGCGTTATCTACTACGCCCTGAGTGAACTGTTTCTTAGAGGTTTCCGCGCCAGCAGTACGTCCGGGGTAGGTGTATAGGGTGTCGACTATACTATTAAGCAGGCTGTCTGCTCTTGCTTTAAGATCTTCAGGGACTCTGTCTGAGTAAACTTTACCAGACCGAGGATCGACGTAAGGTAGCCTGTCTTTTAGTAGGCCTTGACCAGTAAGAATGCGTGTTATTACACCAAATGGAAGTCCACCAACCATACCCAGGTCTCCTACTGACTTATTCTCTCCTCTAAGGGTTTGGATTACTGCCGATACGGGTTGAATTGGCGTAAAGTATTTCATTAACCCTATAGCCTCCTTGTTATCGGCTTGCCATTTAATACCTTCTGGTGATTTGGTGAATTCATCAAAGTCGCCCAATCCTTTTATAACCGCTATTTGTACTGCCCCTGGTTGTTTAGCCAATTGTTTAACAGCAAACTGAGTAACTTTAAGGTTATATCTAGTGGGGAAAGCCACCAAGTTCATCATCTTAGCTAAGTTGCTTGAAGTAAATCCTTTATCTGGGTATTGAACTATGGTCTTAATGTCGTTTAGTAGACTGGCGTTTTTAGGGTTACTTAACCAAGAGTCTACTTTATCTGGCCCACCAGCCCATTTCTCTATAGATCCTGCTATGTTTCTCTCTTGATCTCTACTGAGTTTTGCTTTTACGCCATTAAATGAACCAGAGAAGCTGTCTGCCCCCTCTGCACCGTAACCAGAGGTAAATATTCCTCTTTCATTGAGCTTAGTAACTGTTTTATCAAAAGCACCGTTACCGGGGCGTACCTGTTTACCACCCATCGTGGCAAGGCCAGTTCTAGTTTCAATGTTTTCTTGTAGTCTAAAGAATGGGTTCTTTTCGTATCTAGCTATACTTTGAACTCTTGAGTACGGAGCTGCTAGTGGATTAACTCTTAGGTTGAAGTCCATCAACTTACCAGCCAGGCCCCGCTCTTCTAAGGTAAGTCCCTTATAGGCGTTCTTTGCTGCTTTTACTATCTGCTTGGCTTGATCGCCCGTAACATTAAGGTCTTTTTGAATTTTGCTTGCACTAAGCTGGCGTATGTCTGTAACACCTGTTGTTTTCTCTGCTAAGTTGTTGAGCTTATTGTATATGTGTTTTCCGGTCTTGTCGCCTATTCCGTCAACACTTTCTTGGAAGGCGTTCTTAATCTTATTGAATACATATTGATTATCCTGTGCGGTAACTTCTTCGGTTGAAAGCCCAGCTTTTCTTAGGGCGTTACCTATAGGTGAAAGGATAGCCTGTTGTCCACTCTGTAGTCCCTGAGTACCTTTAACGTCCGATACAAGCTTACCGGCATTCTTAGAGTAGACTGCAAAGTAACCATTTTCAAACTCTTGGGGTTTACCCTTTACAAGAAGTGGAGTTCCAGAGACTATATCGTTTATTCTACCCCTAATAAGTTTGGCATCACCGCTTATTATGTCTTCTAGTTGTCCGTATAGGTTTTTGTTTTGAACTAAACCTTCTTTTTTAAGTAGTTTGAGTTCTTTAGCTTTATCTGTGGCCTGGGTGAGTCTATCTTTAATTATCTGTTTGTTGGTTTGAGAAAGTCTAGCAACAGTTACGTTACCTTCGCCCTTAGCGACCTTAGCCATTAAATCAGCTTGGTCGAACACACCCTTAGCGGCGGCATTCTGGGCTGCAAGCCTACCTTTAAAGTGAGCTGTGGCGTCTTTCACAAACTGATCTAAGTCCATAGAGGTGAATTGGTTCTTAGATGACTGGTATCTGGCTAGGTTTTGAGAGGCTAGTTTAGCGTTACCGCCAGATTCTTTTAATACGATATCCTGTAACTGTCTTAATCTGTTCTCAGTGGCCTTAACTATCTTAGGATTGTCCTTAAGTTCTGTTTTAAACGCTTTAAATGCTTCGTTTACACTAACTCCACCCTTAAGTTTTACTCTATCAAACATTCCAGAGGTGTCATAAATGGCCTTTCCTAGAGCGTTTTTGCCTATATCTATTCCTTTTTTACCACCAGATAAGATTGCTGGAGTTGCTACTTGGGCTAGGGAGCCTAGACTTCCGGCTATATCCTTACCCTGTCTAAGGTTGTTGATGTCACCAGGGACTTCTCCTACTGATTGTAGTGTTGGGTTTATAACTAGTTCTTTTCTGGCTAGTTTTCCACCCAGGTTTAGAATCTGTGTTAAGGGGTTTCCGCCTTTGGTTAGGGCTTGTCCGGGAGCGAAGAGACTATCTACAGCACTTCCGGCTTTTATAGCTGTTTTGTTTACGATTCCACCACTCTTACCAAAAGCACCCAGCCCCTTAGCTGCACTTCCGGCTAGTGGGGATGCTGCTGCTAGAGAAAGTGCTGTGAGCGCTACTGGGGCTGCTTTTTTATAATACGCTGGTGTAAGTTGTAGTGTTGCAAGTTCTTTGACATCTTTTCCTGCACCACCAACCTGTTCATCATACATCTTCTTTGCACTATCGGTTATGCGCTTAAAGTCTTCGTATTTTAGTTTCCCAGATTGGTAGCTTTTAGTTGCAGAGAACACTACCTTTTTGTAGTTCTCCCCTGCTTGCTTGGCGGTACTGGGAGCGCCCATAGCTTTACCTACTCTAGTTCCGATATAGTCACTTAGAGCGGCTGGTTGTCTGTAGGCGGTATCTACTATAGCGTTTCCTACAGCTCCACCTACTGCACCAATTCCGCTTTTTATTGAATTAAAAACATTACCAAGGTAGTTGTTACTCTGGCTAGGGGACGAGACGGAGTTGGTTTGATACTGGGGTTGGGAGTTTTCACCATAACCCTGATAACGACCAGCTATCTCCTGTAGTTTGGCTGGATCATAGTTAGCTGCCATAATTACCTCGTGTATTTATTTAGAAGATCGCCATACCCACCAAGGTAGGTTTTATTAAAGTCTCTAGATCCGATGACTTGGGCTTGAGGGGTTGGGTTGGTGATGGTAGGAGTGATAACCGGTAATCCTCTATTAGCCTGAACTTGGCGAGCGGCGGTAACGGCGTTAGCTTGTTGGATAGCGTTAAGATTAGCTCTGTAAGCGGCTTCCTCGCGGGCTGCTTGAGCTGCAACCTCTTGGTCGTGTTTTACTTTTAGTCCTTGAATGTATTTACCTATATTACCTATCTGGCCTAGGGCGCCTACTCCCGAACCTACAAACCCGGCTGTGTTTGTAAATGGATTACCAGCCCCAAGACTTCCGGCTAGTTTAGTTATTTCAGCTATTTTTTTGTTTGTATTAGCTGTACCGACTACCTTATCAACGGTATCACCGATTGTATTGTCGTAAACGTCCTTTACACCACCGAGTAGGCGACCGGCATCATCCACCGTGTTTACGGCTCCTGCAAACCCACCAAGTGCGCCAGCAACAGTCTTTACGCCTCCCTTGACTATATTCCCTACAGGTGTACCCAGAGCATCTAGGATAGGTTTAACATATTGGTTGTTTTGAGCTTGGTCTGCAATACCCTGTACTTGGCCTGGTATTTGTTGGGCATTGAAGGCTAGAGTACCAAACTGGTCCCTTACTAACCTGTTAGAGTTTGTGTCCGTAACATTTCCGGCATTAAGTATTGCCTCTTGTTCTTGCTGAGATACTACCTCGTCCTTACCCTCTCCGGTTACGAATCTACGTATAAGTGTATTGCCGTTGTCGTCTAATCCCCGGTAGAGAACGTTACCATACTGGTCTGCCGTTCCTTCTACAGTCTGTCCGGTTACTGGGTTATAGAAAGAAATCACGCCGTCTGATCCAGACTTAGAGCTAATTCCCTTACTTTTTAGTCTTTCTTGTGCTGCTTTTAGATACTCACCATACTGTGTGTCGCTTCCACCAGCATACTTGTTAGCGAGTTGAGGTAGGCCATTTTCACCCTTAATATACATAGTTCCCGCTATAGGGTTTTCTTTAAACTTGAACGTGCCATCGATGTTATTTTGTAGGCTAGTAACATTACCACCTACTGCCCGAGCTTGAATAAATCTATTAATGTCTTCTAGGCTCTTGCCTTGTCCAAAACCTATGTCGTATCTTTTTTGAGATGCTTCCTGGGCTTTCTCTAAGTATCCTTGTTTCTTACCTGGGTCGTCCTCGTTGGCGGCTAGGTCTTGATATGTTTTTATTATGTCTTCGATAATACCTTTAGTGGTACCAAAGAATGTTTTCCCGCCGCCTGTCTTCTCAATATCACCAAGTGCTTTGTTACCACCGGTCTTAATTGCATTCACAAGATAGTCGAGTTCGTTCTTTCGTTGGGCGATAAGGTTTTCCGCCTGTACCTGGTCGTATGATTTGCGAGAGCTACCACCCCCACCTCCGCCACCTCGTCCGGCGTTTTGTTCGGAAAAGATACTCTGTTGAAGAGTGTCGGCTTGTAATTGAATGCGTTGAGCTGTAGCTTCATCGCCATTTTCAAGGGCTCTGCGGTATAGACCTATAAGGGTTTGAAGTTTATCTTGTTTTGAAGAGTTGCCTTCTAGGATATTAATTGAGGCTCTTTGGATTTCTGAGCTGGTGAACGATCGGTTAGCTCCAGTTAGAGTTCTTTGTAAAGATAGCGCCTTAGCTGGGTCAGTAGTTTTTACTTCATTTGCGCGTTTAGTTAAGAAAGAGGCGTACTTATTGTAAGCTTCTTGATCCTTTGGGGAAAGGTCGTACTCGTATGAGGCAATTTCTTCTTCGTAGGCCTGTTGCTTTTTTAAGGCAGAGCGAGCCTGTGATAGAAGTGCCGATACGGACGTGTTACCGTAGCGCGCCATTATTTACCTTCTCTCTGATTAACCTGGTTTAAGGCTCCTTGTGGACTTACTGCTGGGGCTCCTGAGCCTGGCATACTTGCGGTTTGACCGGTGTTTTGGTCTGGGGTTAGTTGGGGTAGTGGTTGTCCGTCTGGGGACTGCTGTATAGGAGTTCCACCTGCGAAAGGATTGCCCTCTACGAAACCTTGGTTGTCTTGGTTTTCTTGTGCGGCTAGTCCACCCTGTCCCTGTGGTCCTGCGGTTGGTGGGTATGGACCTTCGTTAAAGCCTTGTTGAGATGCAATATTGGCTTCTTGGAACGGAGTTAGGTCTCCACGGAGTGATACCTTAACATCTGGAGAAGGTGGGCCTTGAGGTGAGATAACTTGTCCAGCAAGAACTCCGAGCTGTCTTGAAAGAACTGCTGCGGTAACAGGGTCTTTCATTTCGTCTCTTATGCGGTCTACTTCTTCGATGGGGTCGTCTACTCCCATGGCTTCCATGTAGGTTTCGAGTGAAGTGGTGTTAGAGTTGAATCTGTTTAGCCACATTTGCTGGTAGGTGGCGTCTTCTTTACGGAGAATTGAAGGCCATTCTATCTTAAGATCCCAACCATCTTCTTCGACTACTGGTTTAAGGGCAGGAACCATCTGGGCCGCTAGGTCAAGGGCATCTTTGAACATTTCTTTTAAAATTGGTTCCCAGTTGCTTTGTTTTTCTTCTACGACATCTACAACCCCTTTAAGGGTGGTCATAAGAGCCTGGTTAGAAGAAGGGTTTATCGTGGGGTCATCAAAAAGAACACGACCTATTTTAGCTACGCGCACAAAGTTTTCTTTTAGTTCTTCTACGAAAGCCTTAGTTTCAGCACCGAAGTTACCGGGTTGGTCAAGTGGCATAATGTCTTGTTCTTGGCTCATAGGTATGAAGGTTGTGGCTTTGCGTATTCTTTGAGGTATTCTTTGACCTTCAAAACCCTTAGCCTTATAGGTGTTGTAGACTTCCTTCTGGTAAAGAGTAGCCCAAGTAGACATAGCTTCTATGTAGGTTTGGTTGATTTCGATAGCGGATTGGTCTAGGTCTGATTTAGCCCACATTCTACGAGGTTCGATGATGTTCGGTAAGAGATAATATCGGGGGAGTTTAGCTTCATCGGTTATTACCTGAGTTACCTTTCCACCTACTATAGTTACATTTATAGGAGTTTCATCACCTTTCTTACATTTTTTAAGCTTGCCGTTGTATCCGCACCATTCAGATATGATTCCGGTAAACTCTATGCGAGTAACCATTTGATTACGAGCCTGGGTAGAGTCAGCTGGTACGGGTGCTGGATCAGAGAAGAACATTCCTTGATCGGACAATTCAAACTTCTCACCTTCTTTTAGGTAAGACCCGTAATCTTTATAGGCTTTGTTCTGGGAGATTTGGTCAACATAGGCATCGGCTTCGCGTTCACGAAAGTCTGAGTCTGAAAAAGCTGTGTAATACTGTTGGGGAGTCTCGAGAGTTACCTGTTTAACTTTCTTAGCTTTGAAGTCACCCCATTGTTTTACTACTGAGAATCCATAAGCAGAACACATCTGTGCCCGGTTCGTCCATGGCGAGAAACCACCGTTGTCTTCGATAATTCCATCTATAACTTTCTTACGAACATTAGAGTTCTCTTGTACGAGTTTATTCTTGGCGTCTAGGAGTTTACCCTGTTTCTCAGCATCCGGTTGTTCGGTTTCTTCTTGTCCGTTCTCCTGAGCGTTTTCCTGGGGGTTCTCTTCTAGGTCTGAAATCTTATTATAGGTCGAGTAAATTTTAAATCCTCTACCCATAAACTGAGAAGTGTGGATATTAATGGCTCGCTTACAAAGATTGTAAAGGGTGCGGTCTGCACCATCGGGGAATTCAATGTTATCAAAAAGCCCGTCCTGATAAATTATCTTATCGCGGGTGTTTATGTAGTCGTTTCGTACCGAAGTATCACTTTGGGTACTTGAAAGCACAGCCTTTACTGCTGCGGCTACTTCTGTATTTGTGTCGGTGTTGTTATTCATTACCAGGGTTGTTCTTGAAATTCAATTTCTGTTGTCTTGGGTTTTCCGTCCGATGCAAGCCACGACGCAAGGGCTAGAGATATTACCCTATCGGTTGGGAGGTCTCTGTCATTCTCTCTATATATAGATAATTGTTTCTTTAGGGTAGGTTCGTTAGGAATTTTTAGTTTTTTATTGGCTAATAGTTTCCTAAGAGCAATTAATATCTCAGCTTTTTTCACTACTCTAGCCTTAGAACCTTTGGTTTTTACACCTATGGGCTGCCAAGAACCGTAACATTTCGTTATGGCCTGGATGTTACCTGGAAGGTCCTGATAAAAACGCGCCGATTCTCCATTCCATGTCTCAAGTAGGATCTTAACGTTATTGTCCTGTTTATAGGAGTCTACTAAGTCCAAGAAGTCATTCTGGTGCATTTGAGGAGATTTGGAGTTTCCCTTAGCGCAGATCTGCCTTACGCATTTGATGTTGTCGGGGTCGGTGTCATCTAAAACAGTGTAGACCATTTCGTCCTCTCCCATGGCAGTGTCAACTCCTATCTTGTAGGTGTGGCCATCTTCACGGCGAACTCCAGCATCCAGGGTTGGGTCGGTGGCTTCGCGGATGTCGTCGGCTGGGTAAAGAGAATCTCCTGCGAAAACAAACTTCCCATAAAGTACCTGGTCTAGGATAGGATCCCCTTTAAGACGAGCTGTTTCATCTCGGATATATCCAGGGTTGTTTCTTAAAAGGAAATAGTTCTGTTCAATAGATCCTTCTTGAGAGTAGTATCCAGGTTCGTGGTGTTTACCCTTCTCAAAGAGTTCATAATGATACAGAATTGAAGCTGATTTCATATCCGGAGTGGAGATTAAGTCTAGGGAACCGTTAAGGTCAGCTAAACGAGGCATTATATTGGAGTTTAATTCGTATTCTAAGTGGTTGGATCGACCCCCTTCATCATAAGAAATATACCCAAAGGTCTTACCCTGGATGGAGTCTCCCTTATCTTCCCCGGTAGAACGGAATAATATCCCCGAATTGTTGATAAAAGGAATATAATACGGGGTAGAATTTCTAATATGATCAGCATCTATGAACCATTCTAATAGACATTGGTTGTTTAAGACCGTTCCATCGGGTTGAGGAATGGGAAAAGAGGAACTCATAATAGCTTTAATAGCGTCAAAGACAGGTTTAGTGGCATCAGAGTGGGGTGCGAGGTTAGCTGTCTGGTAGTGGGCTCTGGAGTGAGCTTCGGTATTTCCCCTTCCGACCCCTACCTTGTAGAAGTTGTGGTGGATGTGTTTAATTGCAGCAGCAATAGACTTCCCCCATCTATTTGAAGGAACTAAGACATTAACTTTCTGGGTGGCGTTCTTATAGAAAGACTTCTGCCCGTCATGAAGAGGCATTCCTAAGAGCTTATCGGCAAAATAAGGAATATCATTATATCCCCTAGTTAAGTCCCTTTGGAGTTCTAAAGGAAGGTTCATTTGTCTAACACATCCTGCCCGGTACGTTGAATCTCTCCGCTTTGGTACATGGCTATCATTTCCATCAACTTTAATTTCTGATCTTTTTCCTTCATTTCTAAGTCAGCTTCTTTGTTGGCGGCAGTAACGACGCTTGCGGCAGTTAATTTAACTTCCCCACTTTGAATTTGTTCTAGTCCTCGGGACATGATTTCCTGTCTAACGTCACGATGTTGAACCATCTCTTTGATGATTTCATTATCTCTTCGTTTTACACTTCGGGCGATTTTAGATTCTACTAAGTCATCTTCATTTATGGCCTGATGGAATTTAACATGTTTCTGAAGAGACTGATAAGTGGTCTTTTCGTTTCCATTGTAGGGACGTTGGTGGGTGATCTCCCGCGCAATCTTAGAGATACTTTCTCCAGACTTATCATAAGCACGGGAATGATAAAGACGATTCAATAAAGTCTCTCGACCTTCGGCCTTCTCCATCTTAATCCGTTTGCAGGTGGTGCACTTCTTATTGAATTGAATCATTGTTCCTCCAGCCTTGAGGCTATGTAATCTAATTTAGAATCTATTTCTTTCAAATAATCCTTAATAATTGCAGTGTTTCTCTGGGACTGATTGAATGCCTGTTTAATGCCATCTAGGGTTGGAGTTTTTATATCTCCTTTATAAACACGCAAAGCTTCCCGAATGACCTCGGTTTGATTTATATGGCCACTCAGCCAGTTATCTAATTCGTCGTCTAGTGTAACAAGTAATTTTCTCAAAACGGTATCTCACTTAGCAATTCATCCAGAGTTTTCGGCTGAGCATCAAACAGTTTATAAGCTATCTGTACCGAGTCACCACGAATCTCGTTCTCTATAAAGAGCCTCTTAAGGCGGTTTGCTATATGAATTGGCAATTGAAACCATTCACCGGTTAGGTGGTAATCCTTAAGTGCTAGATGAATTTGTGCCTCCTCTGAAACATACCCGCTACAGGTAGCATATATGCTCAATATATAAGGACAGCTAGACTGAATGGCGGCGAAACGCTTATTAACGTTCGGCCTCGCAGACACCCCAATCTTATATTTGTCATCATTAACAACTTTTATCATGTATACCATAACCTGATTATATGTCCGTTATATATCAGTGTTAGTTATCTATTTAGACGTGGGTTGTATTCTAATCTCATAATAAGGAGTGAAAGGGGTAGTAGGTAGGTATACCCCCCTGTATTAAAACCCCCCAGTACCCCCCGTTGTAACCTGTAGGCTATGAGTTCTCTCGGTTGACTAGGTTATCTCTACCCTGTTGAGTATATATATAATAACATCTAGATAAATATGTAAAGAATAAGCACTATCCTAACCTGTTATATTCATTATGTCGCACAATACTTATTGTACGGCGTTGATTGAGTTATCTGGTAGGCCTGTGATTGTATTTAGGTTGTATCTAGATTGCTATACGTTTAGATATTTACCGCCTAAATAGTTATACGTCTATACGTTAATATGGTTATAACTCTTATACTCTACCCTTTATTACTTGTAATGTAGGCATGCTAGCTTATATTCTCTGTTGCGGGGAATTCAGGTTACATTTATATGTTCGCTATATGCTATATTTACAGGTTAGTATATACAATAATATATATAATTGTAATTATCTTTGAAAATAGTGTTGACATGGGTATATACTTTGGTGTATACTTAAGTTAAGTTAAGAGTACATTGCAGCTTAAGAGATCACACAAGCCCGCAAGCGAAATACTTGCAAGAACACAACTAAACGACTTGTAACCTGCTTAAGCGCTCTATAACTACACACTAACACTTTAAAAATTGAATTACTTAGTCAAGACAATCTAGCACTAGTATGTAAACTATCTAGCATGTTGCAAGCTTGGGATGGAGGCATAGGCCAGGATACAAGCAAACAAATTTGAGACTATAAAAATAATAAATTCTATAAACTTATGTAGCTGTTGCAGGTAGTAAACCTTGCGAATACGTGCCAATCAACTATGTGGGCAATAAGATAACCTACTACTTGCACTGGCTACATAAAGAAAAGGAGTATGAATTATGGCAAAAGACTATAACAAAATAAGACTTGTAAATGGCTTAGAAGATGCCGTTTATCAAGCATTGGCTGATATAGCTATAACAGGGCTTGAAATTAAAATTAAAGCATACAAAAACGGCTTAATCACCGCCAAAGAATTGGTAAAGTATATCGAGTCAACAAGTAAACAATTAAAGGAGTAAAAGAGTATGAAATATCAAGACGTAAAATGGTACGAAAAATATGGTAAAGATGTTGCCAAGTTATTTGGCACTATCAAACCACAAGGCCACGCTATAGGCTACTATCACCCAAGTAACGCTAATTGGAGTTATGAATTCAAAATAGTTAAATTCAAAGGCAAAATATACGAAGTAATGACACAATTTGGCACTGTTAAGGGCGGTAGAGAGGTTATATTGCAAGACAATGAGTAAAGTTTACAAAAACGGCAAGTTTATTACACGAGCCGAACGACAAAACAAAAAGACAATTAGATTAGCATTACTTATAGGCTTGAGCTTAATAGTAATAGCGTTAGTATTTAATATTAAAGTTTACTTATAAAGGAGTATTATGGACTGGCAAATTGCAATCAAGTACAAAAACGGCAAAATAGTTATAAAAAACTATGCAAATATGCGAACAGCTTTTGTAGCAAGCGATAAATATATTAAAAATAGTGAAGTATTAGAAGTAATACCTTCACCAAGTAATTAAAGGAGTAAAAATGAAGAAATCAATCATAAATAAAGCACTAAGAGATTTAAACCGATTAATAACCGGCGAGTACAACGGCCAAGACTGGTATTGTCCAGGTGGTTATTTTGCAACCACCGAGCCAATCTATAAAGATTATAAGCTTAAAAAAGATCAATATTATATTGAGCAAAAACCAAAACTTGACGAAATATTCGAACGATTATCGGATCAATATAGCACTGCTACAGACTTTCAAACAGCACCGCCGGAACTCAACACTACTCAACTAGTCTATGGTAATACAGGGGTGCTGGTAAATACAGCATATTTTGAACTGTTTGAAGATCTAGGCGCTGACAGGTTTGACATCGCCGATAAATTAGACCCCGTAAAAGTTTATAAAAGCAATAAATTAATTGGGCTAATAATGCCCCTAAGGAGTTAAAATAATGTATACAATAATTAGTGCAAAAAGATTAAGTAATGGTGCGCCGGGCAGTGCAATATACACCAAGAGCGGTACTATAAGAAAAGACTGTACTGTAACCAAGTTAGATAAAACACCTAAACAAATGCAAAAGTACCTTGATAGAGTTAAGTACAAAGCAACAGGCACACCCTATGTATTCACACATATTGTAGGTGAAGACTTGTTTGGTTGTAGGTCTATCATAACTCAAGACTATAATGGCATAATGTGTAGTCCGGTAAAACTTGCAGAATTGCTAGGATTAAAATGAACAAAAGACAAATAATAGAATACATGGTTGAGGTACTCGGCTACTCAAATGAAGATCTGCTTGATTACGACCAGATAGAGCTACTAGGCGTGCTATCAGATATACAAATTCAAGAAGCAATTAAATACATAGGAGTAACCAAATGAGTACATCAACAGCAATATTATACTATAACGCCGGGCTTTTGTCTGAATTCGAGGCAAATATGCGTATAGTAACCAATTTAATCAACGAAAGGCTAGAATATGACAACTAAAAATGATATATTAATACCAATGGATAGAACGGTTATCAATATAAAAATATCCGGTGAACTCAAAGAGGCGCTACAAAAAATATCCGAGCGTGAAGGCTTGCCGGTATCAAAACTGGTGCTTACATCTCTAGCGGTTAAGTACCCAGAACTTGTTGACTTAATCTTAAAACATTAAAATGAACAGATCTGAAAATGGTGCTGTTATGACTCGGGAGATCCCGGAGACAATAGACGAGCTAAAAAGCGCCATAACCAACTTAATAGACTACTTTAACGCCGGGTGTGATATAAGCTTAGAACAACAGAACGAAATAAACTTACTATCCGCAGAGCTTGAACTCTTTGCAAAAGCGATATATAATATCAACAGTGTGTAGTTAAAAAACAGGCTTAAAATGCTGTTTCGTAAATAGAGTGTCCTTACTGTCGCAAGACGGGCAAGGGCTCTCTATTTTTTTACCTTCAAACACATTACCGCAATCTCTACAAACAAATTCAAATATTTTCTCATAGTTATCTGCCTTTAACGACTTGTACTTCTTTTTTATCTGGTGCTTATGCCACCGGACAGCTATGTTTGTATTGTAACCCTGTTCTATCTCAATCTCTACTGAACTCTGACCGTCTCTTATAGCTTCAAATATCTTTTTTTGTCGTGGAGATAAATTACGGATCAACTCTTCTGTTAGTAACCGGTCTCCAACTTCTTCTTCAATAGAGGGTTGTTTAGCTTCTTCTCTATAATCAACTATGTCCGAATTGCTATCCCAAGTTGCCATATTATCAAACGGCCATCTCTGATCATAAGCTCTCCAAGAAGGTGTTTTTATTAACAGGTCGGCCATGCCATATAAACCAAGTCTTTTGTGCATCTCGTCCCACTTTTTAAATATCTCGTCGGCCTTATCCCAGTCTCCGATCCACTCTTTTCTTACTTCACCCTTGCGATATACTGGTTTTTTTGATTGTAGTATTGGCTTTCGTCTCTTGGGTGGGAGTTTGTGTGTGTTCATAGTCTACCCTCCACTTCAACTGTTAGGCTTTTTAAGATACTCTGACCCAGACTTATCCGGCGCTTCATAATCTCTTGGAGATCCTTTAACTCATCGGCGTTGAATTGGAATTCGCTTGTATCGGCGTCTAGGTGTGTGGTTCTATCCAATTCAGTATGCTCTCTAGATTTTGGGAGTAGACAATTACGCCTTATCCTGAATAATTCTTTTAGTGCGAGCCGGTAAGCATAAGACACCCGGGCGCTCCAGGCCTCACAATCAGCCAACTGCTTAGCTAAGACATTACCAACTTCTTCGTTTAGTGGTTCACCAAGTAATTCTCTCAACTTTTTAATCTCTTCTGGCTTCATATAAACTCCTTTACTAAGTCTTTTTCTGTTATTTGGTTTAGATTGTGAATAAATTCTGAATAAGTGCGAAAGTTAAATTCGTTCCAATAATCTTCTTTGGGGTTATAAGTAACCCTACAAGTGCCTTCAAATGCGTCTTTTGCCGTTAATCCTACCTGAACGTCGGCAATAATTCTTGTTTTTATTGTCCGGTTGTATGATTGTACCAATTGGCCGTTTTCGTTAAATATTCGTACCTTTATAGGTAAACGCATTGTGTGTCGTTTTTTTATCATTTCAACCTCGCTAGAGACCTCTTTAGTGACTTCTCGAGTTCCAACATATCCTCAACCGTTTCGGTGAAGTATTGTTCTGATCGGGGTTTACCGTTTACGGTTTCGGTTAGCCACTTATATTTTTTGGGATAGGCTTTTTTGAGCCACTCACTTGAGGCTACTTTATTGTTATCAAACCAATAATGACAGGAGTTTGAATATGGCCCGGCACACAGAGCAAGGCAATTATTTTGGGACCACCGTAACATTCCGCCCTTTTTCCGTCTACCTTCAATATGAGCCCACTGGATCATAGCCCCATCACCAACTATTCCACATCTAGCACAAGTGTAATCGGCCTTGAGCTTGCAGATCTCTCTAGCCAACTTATCCAGCCTTGCACCCACCGTTTTCTTACTTACCATTACAATTCCTTACTAAATAAATAACTTAGTAACGACTTTTCACAGAACAGGGCGCTTAGGGCTTTGGCTTGCCCGGGAGTGTCAAAACTAGCTTCGTTATAAACTCCCTTATCGTAGGTTGCCCTCAGAGTTCCCCTAGTAAAGTCAACTGAGCGCATCAACCCCCATAAGTCCGTGGCGGTAGTAGACTCATTCTCGGCACACACCTCTCCAAACTCGTCATACAATCTCATTCTTAATAGTGGTTTCATAAGTCCTCCTTTTTACTCGCCCAAGTGATAGTTTGTTTACCCTCTTCGATGACGGTTTTACACCACATCCTAGCTCTCTTGACGTATTTTATTTTTATGGTATCTTTCTTGGTATTCGTTGGTTTCATGATAATTAATTAAAAAACCGTATTAGTGACGGTTGGCACATTACCGCCTCCCCCATGGAGAAAAGGGTTTATTCGGCCTAATTAGCCGAGTTTTAATGTATTGGTCTAGCTCCATGCCTTCGTACTTCCGACACAAGTAATCTAGATCAACCATCATTGGGTTATAGGAACCATCCTTAACAGCGTGCTTAATGATTATTCCACGCCAGTGAGCATTACCCTGTGGCCCCTTATACTCTTCGTCATGAAGATAACAAGCTCCAGCCACCAACCCGTGTTGAGACTTACCCGCTACGAAACGAATAGCGTAGTCCAGAGTTTGCTGGTGCCCCATGGTGAACGTATGACCAATGGTCTTCAGGCGGGTTGCAACCATTCCGCCATAAGGCCGGCCGCTCATTGGGTTGTAGAAGTAATGAGAATAACCAATACCATCTATCCAGACCACTTCTTTGAAGCCATGAACTTCCCAGCCAGTTGTATCTAGGTCGTGCAGCCCAATCTTTCCATCCAACACCGGCTGGTCCTCTACGGCTCTAGTTATTCTGTCACAGTGATTTCCAAGACAGAACACTAGCCGTGGATGATATTGCTTATCTACAGCCCGCCGGCGGTTATATTCCTTTATGTACTTCGTTAGAATAGCAAAAGACTCATTACCTGCTCGGATGTCGTCTTCATAACGGCGACCCTCGAACTGCTTTTTGCCCTTATCCCATCCAGACAATGACGGCATGTCCCAGTGGTCTCCCAGGTGTATAACAACATCTGGTTTACGATCCACTATATACTGTCCAATCCAGTGCAAATGATCGTCCGGTACCCCAGACTTCATCTGAGTATCGGGTATCACAAAGTGAGTAGGTGCGCTTTTTTGAACCTTTTTAATAGGTACTATGGCCCTAGCCATGATAATTCCCTCCTTTTAGATCCAGCCCATCGCTGGTATATACCCAGTAAAGGTACACATCAGGGATGGTGGAGTTTTTGAACGGAACCCCATAACCGTTCCGAGACGACTCTGTCTCAGATCCAAAACCAAGCGTGCATCAGATCGATTTCTCGCTTTAGAAGATCCTGACGGAACTCTAGGGCGGCGATTCGACGCATTACCGTTTGGTGTTGATTAAGAATTTCTTCAAGTTCAGCTTCAACCTTTTCGAGCTCGCGCTCTTTAGACTGTAGCTTCTTGAGCTTATCCATGTTCTCTCCAATCAATTTGGTCGACCCCCTCGGTAGATGAGAGTATCTCGCTGAAGTATTTCACCATTGACTCCTCCGTATCGGATAGAGTGTCGTGAAAGAATAGTTTTGCATAACCCCGCATGGTAGCTTCGTCTACGTATTCGTTTGTTATGACGGTACGGTTACGAAGATTGGCAGTCATGATGTAGTCGTTTAGTCCAAATATCTGGTACTGTTCCCCACACTTACAGAAGAACTCGACGGTGTTATACATTGGCTGCTTGGTAAACAGGTGTATAACGATGTTCTTCTTGGTGACGGGTTGCTTAAGTCCACAGGTGGGGCATGTAAAGTGCATTCCTTTAAAGCCCATTATCCCCCCTTTAGGTATTTGAGCCCTTGAACTATCAACCAGATTAGATCAAAGCGTTTCGGTATCAATTTAAATAGGTGGAGTGTAATAACCGCCCATATAGTAATCACAAACCATCTTTGAATGGGGTGAGATACTGCCCTATAAAACGCACTCGAGAGTGTGTCTGTGGCAAAGAAGTCCCATAAAATGATGTAGATGGTTAGACCAAGCCAGCCCCAGCCGCCCTTCATTCTAGACCCTCATCTATTAAATTAAGGATGTAGTCAATTCTCTGGCGGTGTGGTACGCATTGTGCTTTACAGTCTTTACACAGATCGAGCTTTTGAAGCATCTCGTCCCGGGTAGGCATGTCGCTTGCCCGGCGCTGAGAGTGGACTTCTACGTGCTCTTCGTGTGTAAGCATTACTATGTGACAGGGTAGTTGACGAAATCTCCAGGCAACTGAACTCTTACGAAAGGCTCTCTTAGGCCAATAAAGATGATGCTTTTCCATGTCGACACCTTTTCAGCTTGGGGCGCTTTATCCGAAGATAAACTTGCCTTTGAATGATTCTGTTGTAGGGTTTCATACTCTCCCTCGGTACAAGCTAGACTTTCTAGCTCATAAATATTCAGTAGAAAATATTTACAAACAAAAAAGCCCTTTCTCGGGCTTTAATCAAGTGTATCACGCTTGTGTTTACGTGGCAAGCCCTTTTCGGTTAGGTATAATGCTAAATTAGCTATTTCTGAGTCGGATATGGGCTCCGGCTCTGATTCAACTATTAAGCCAATCATGTCAAATTGTTTGTCTTGTAGGGCTCTATATATCTGTAAAGTAAGGTGAATAGCTATAGGGTCGTTATCGAACATATTCTTAACCCACCTAACAAAGGCTTTGTGTTCGGCTTCTCCTGGGTCTGGTATCATTTTGGTTTCCTCTTAGGATGTTTTTTAAGTTCCCAGTCAAATATCTTCTTGTGGGCGAGAAATACATTCATAGGTTCTTTTTTCTCTCGAAACTTCCAACCCTTTTTAGTGGGGAGTCCTAACTGTAGTATGGCTGTACGTACCTTTCTGCCTGTCATCTCTTCATAAGCATAGCCATAAGCTCTCACTTGTAGCCCGTACTCGTCATATATAGCCTTTGAGGTTTTAAAATCAATTAACCACAACTCTTCACCTATAAAACAGACGAGATCGGCTGTTCCGGCATATCCATACTTATCAGAGTAAACAAATACTTCTGGTTCTAGGTTGGCTATGGTGTTCTCGTCTAGCCATCTATAAAAAGCATCTATGTAGGGCTTGAGATCCTTGGGGGTGGTTTTGAAGTGTTGTCCTTTGAGAATCTTCTCCAGTCTACGGTGTACTCTAGTTCCTTTCTCGGCGGCTTCGTTACCCAGGCGATCAGACTCTTCTTGGCCGAGTTTCATTTTCCACTGCCACAACCATTTGTTGTGCTTGACTGCTAGGATCGTAGTGACTGAATAATATCCATCTTCCCATGGTTTAACGAGTCTACCCTTAGAGTTGTATTTATGTATTGAGTGTTTCATTCTTTATCTTTTCTGCGGCTGCTATATTAAAATAAACCGCAGCTCCATGGTCCTCGTCCTGATCTCCACGAATCCACTGCACAAAGTGTCTATATGCACTAGCTTTGAATCTTTCTAGTTCTTCTTCACTGTTGGCGAGTTCCCAGTTTCTCCTACCGTACTTCTCAGCACCCCGCGTCATAAGTTCCGCCCACCTTGTAAGCATAGGTTCATAAATTAAGGTGTAGTCTGGTTTACCTTCGGTGGTGTCTCTTCTCATACCGGATTGATATTCTTGTCTTTTGCCGGAGTCTTTAGTTTGGTATTTCATAATGTTATCCTCTTTAGCCAGGGTAAAATAATATTGCGATCATCAATGTATGCAGCCATCGTCACTCTCTACCTCTCTCTGGGGTTTACTTTTCATAGCTTAGCCTTTATATTCTTTTCGTAATCGTCTAGAGCTTGGTTGTAGCCACCATTGGCTATATTTCCTTGATTACCAGACAACAGGCTGTGGTCAATCTTCTTCTTTTCTGGCTTACACTCTAGTAGCAACTCCTCTAGTTCTTTGAGAGCTTGGTCTAGGTTAAATATTGAGTCTTTATCTCTTTTTAAGCCAGCTATGTATGCGTCGTCGGCGATATCGATTAATATATGTTTTATAGTCTTCATCTCTTAAACCTTTCTTTTACTCTTGTTAATAGAGAGGGTTTAGCGTATTCATATGCACCAGTAAATAGTGGGTTTTCTAGTTTAGAGATGTCTTGTACTAGTAGTAGTTTTTCTGTGGGGCGTAAATCAAATGGTACATTGTAAGTATTTTCCATAATTAAAGTGATGTGCCTGCTTACTGGTCGTCTTACTGGCGTATGGGTCTTGATTGGTAGTTTATAAACTCCGTTATATTTTCTTATTTTAGTCATTCTAGTAGTTTCCCCACTTCTTTAATAGTTTGCTTGTCGTGAACGGATTTATCTCCTATATCAAAGACATTCTTAATTTTTGTTGGCTTGAAGCCTGGAACAAACTTTGTGTATTCGTCTGGGGCGGCAGCTGAGTGGAAAGTAGTTTGCTCTCCATTAGGGTATGCTAACGACCAATCTTGTTTTATGCAGTGTTCGGGGTTGGAACTAAGTAAGTCACGCATTTCTGTCTCATACTTAGACATAATCTTGCAAGCTTTCTTCATTAAGTATTGGTCCACAAGTACTGTACAGAAATGATTTTGATTAAGGCTATAGTATGATTTCTTAACTTTGGTTACTTTCATCTCTCACACCCTATTTTTGTTCCGTAGGAAGTTTGTGTTTCCACGGGAAGAAGTCTACCACTGAGCTAAGATTTACCCACATAATCCCTACTGGTTCTACTTCGTCGAGTGTGCCGTCTTTAATTGCGTTACTAAATCTACCACTATCGGCAATCCAGGCGGCGGTAGATAGCTGTAAGAACGCCCCCATACGCTTTTCTACTTTACCAGTGCAGTGATAGGTGACTGTTCTGATGTAGAGCTTTTGTCCCACTAAATCGTCAAGTGTAGATATGTCTACTAGCTCATCTGCCGTTAGTTGTTCTTTTATTTTTTCATAAGTTTCATCGCTTATTTCTAGTGTTTTTGCCATTTTAATTCTCCTTTTAAGTTTGTTAAAAAATACACGACCTCGACCTCGACCACGACTTCGACTTCGACCTCGACCACGACCACGACTTCGACCTCGACCACGACTTCGACCACGACTTCGACCTCGACTTCGACCTCGACCACGACTTCGAACTCGACCTCGACCTCGACCACGACTTCGACATATCTATCGAATACAGTATGTTACAGTTTGCTAGTTGTATCATTTATCTCCTTTCATTAAGCAGAATTGATAATCTGCTCTACTTAATCGGTCTAGCGGTACTTCACATTTAGCTCTATCGTTAGCTATTTGCATTGCACTAACTATTAGAAATAGTGTATAAAATACCGCTAATGTTAATGCTACGCCTAGTAATGCTTTCATTTGAACCACACCATTTGGTAAACAGACCAGAGTGTGTAGGCTAAGGCTAGGCCAAATACTACAACGCTAAATATCTTAAAAAACTCAACTGGTTTCATCTCCTCCTTCTCCCTCCCCCTCAATAAATGTTGCTAACTCTTCTGCTATCTCTGGCGGGTAGCCTTCACTTTCAAAGTATTCCTGGGGTGTCATTTCTGCACTCCTAAGATCGTCAATAGCGTGTCTAATTTATCAGCCTCTTCTTTGGCTAGTTCTAAATTTTTTTCGTCGTGTGTAAGATAGTCAAAGTCTACAATGTACTGAGTTAGTTCAGCTCTTGCTTTAGCTATGACTACTATTGGATCTTGTTTAAACATTAGAATGGTATGTCGTCAAGGTCTATTTCCCCGTCTGGGTCAATATCTAGTCCGACTTCTCCTTTAGGTTCTGGTACGGGGACTTCTTCCTCAACTTTCTCTTCCACCTTGTCTTGTAAACCAAATCTATGGTTAAAAAACATCTCTGCCACTTTAAGAACTTCGCTCGGATCTCCGCCTTGTCCCACTAGAGATGTAGCGTTGGTTAGGGCATTTCCCCAGGCCATACCGTCACTTACGGTTATCTCTTTGCCTTGCGGTACTGGGTAAGACTTGTTGTCTACATTTACAGTTTGAGTGGTAGTTACACCTTCTTCTTTTTGTTTGCGAGTAAACTTACGGTATGTTCCATCTCCGCTCTTTTTAGGTTCGTCAGTAATAATTCCGTACTCTGGTTTGTCGGGAGTTGGTTCGTTACCGGCCTTAGTTTTCATAAATACCGGTTTTGTTTCGTTCTCAAAAAACACGCTAAAGGCTTTGTTACCATACTGATCCGGTTCTCCAACCTCTTTTGCGCTTGTTACTAAATAATCTTTCATTCACCCTCCATTCCACAAACCCAACAATAGGGTTCGTTATATTCGTTTAATTCATATTCATGTTCACATTCAATAATTGTGCTGCAATCGTCACAGACGATCGGATGTTCAAATCCTTTTATTTTAGTTTCAATTTCTGTTACGAAGCTGTGTTCGCAAGTATCTAATGTGGTCACGAAACCTCCTTTAATTGTTATAGTGCCCGCATGTGAAGTGTATAAACTTCGCGCCGGCTTAACGTTGGTGCCTCCCGCTTTAACGGATCACACAAGGTGAACCAACACGGGAGGTCTTACCCTTTGTTTTAGTTTGGCTGATGCGGCAAAGCGCCATTTAACTTTCTAAAAGCACCTTAGTCTTAGCGAAATAGCGGTTGTTGTAATCGCATTTCGACTGCTTCTGCTGCTATTTGAGACATCGTAGTTTTCTTTACCTTAGCTAGTGATTTAATTAGCTGGTACTCTTCTTTTGAAATCTCAAAAGTTAGCTTTTTCATATACCCTCCTTTTAATAAATGTAGGTAAATGCTCCTGCGGGTACGGTTCGGTAGGATACTATGTTCCAGCCACCACCATTACCCCAAAAATTCATCTCACTGACAGTTACTTGTCCGCCACTTACGCTTTCAACATAAGCTACGTGTCCCGGACTCCAGGCAATTGCGCCAGGGGCGGGGACTGACCCCGTAGAGTATCCGTCTGCTATGGCATTACTCAGCCAAGCTCCGGCGTTGCCCCAGTTTCCTACGGCTCTACGGCTTGCTACGTAATATGTACATTGACCATAGTCGTAGCTGTTTCCTACCTGCACAGTAGGTTCTATGGGAACCAGAGTAGCTATTTGCACTGAGGCCTGTTCGGCTGCTACTCTCTCAGCTTCTATTCTTTCGTTTTCTAATCTTTGTTGTTCTTGTTGATTTCTTCGTTCTAATTGGGGAGTTATGATCTCTTCCCATTTAGGTGATTTTTGTTTTAAGGTACTAGTTACATCTTTCCCGATGCTTTCCGACGACCCTTCTGCCTTTACGACAGGATGGGTGAAGACTGCTAGGATAACTACTCCTATGACGCAGATTTTAAAGAATTGTTCGATACGAGCAATCCCCCGTTAATTGTGTTTATGTCTCCGGGCTTGTGCTCACTCAAACTGACCGCTGGGTCAAAAGCACAAGTTATCCAGTTACACACCTGTTAAAGAACAGGTAGGTGATGTCGCACAACACCACCTAGCTACTCTCTAGGCCACTCCTTATACATTTTGAAATGTTCAATATCACTTTTAAGTTTCTGGAAGTGTGGGAGTTGATCGTATTCCACTTCGCCGGTTATCTGACGGTGACGGTTAAAGTCGTCTTCTGTTCCTATCCCTACTATGTGAATAGGCTCATTGTTTATTTTGATGACTTTACCCGAGTTTATTAGGTTCTGGGCGGCCTCTAAGTCTTTGATTTCTTTTTTGTGTAGTTTTGATTCTTTGTCTTGATAGATTAAATATTTTTCCATACCGCGCCCTTTATCCCCCATATATACTTATGTGAATATGTTTATATATTTCAAAACAACTACTTTATCCCTGCAACAGCCCATTCTGCCAGAACTATAAAGTCATTATTGTGATAATCCTTATCGGTCTCACCCTCAAAGGTATGGGGTCACTGGTTGACGGCGCGAATCAGAGCCAGCACTGGTAATCACATGTAAGTTTTTGCTTTATGAGAGATCCTTATAAACTCCCAAGTTGTTTATCTTGATTTTTGGGTTTCCTTACCCATGGCTAGAGAGGAACCGAGCTCCTCCAAGCCAAAGCATTATATACAATAGGTACTCCGGCACAGGTCTACTAACTCCCATACCAGCCACAGATAAGAAAAAAGTCACTTGACAAAACAGTGACTTTTAGATATTATCTAATTGAATTTATTGATCTTATTAAATTTGTGAATATCGCAAATTACAGGTGGTCGAAATACGTAGTGTCGTAGTGTGTTTATTTTGCGACAAAAAACTCTAAAAATAATAAAACTGATAAATTCAGTCACATTTTTAATCAATTTTTAAAGGTTCATTTGTTTCACTATACTCCCCTTATGATACTCCCCTTATGCTTGAAAGTCAATAGGTTTTTTACTATAATATTTCTCGGGGTAATACCCTCTAAGTGAACAAATACCGAACTTTAAAAGGAGAATCTTATGGAAAACTATCATATAGTATCGGTACAGTCACCAAACTACAGAGGTCGTAAAAAAACACCAGGACGTTTAATCTACGATCCGTCAGTTCAAAGACTTGGAGTCTTTATTGGTTACTGTGTATGTAACAACAAAATAATCGCAGATCAACGGACTGTAGATTTGCTCACTAGAAACGTAAAAAAATCAAAGAAACGGTTTACTGCAAGGGTTTTACTTGCGGCGGCCAAGAAGTTAGAAGAATAGCCTTAAATAGCCACAAAGCTACTCATGCGGGGAGGGTGTACCACGAGGGCGCGCACGAGCAGCTCAATAACTACTCTTTAAGGTATTCCTTCCAATACTCGGGAACTTCCTTATTAAATACTATAAGCCAAAAACTACTTATAATTAGTATTGATTTTGGTATTATCTGAAAAAAAGTTATCCACACCCTACTCCGTTGCTCTGCACGGTGAGTGATTTTAGTTTTCTCAATTTGTATTCTCCCCTTCTCTTTAGCCATCTCTATAGCTGAGACATCTCTTTGTACTTGAAGATCCATCTCATAGGCTCGTTCCCTATCCGCTAGACGGATATCTCTTTCTACTTCATCTTCACTTCTTTTGTATGTTGGCATTTATCCTCCTTTATTCGTTCTATTCGCTCGCTATTCGTTACTATTGACAAGCTTCGCAAGTCTCCAATTCTGCTGGGTCTATAGGGCAAACCATAGGTTTCTCCCATTCATCGGTGTTCGCTTTTTCTTCGGTCATACTGCACGTCTTAAAGCACTTAGGCCAAAGGCTACTAAGATTAGGTTAATTTGTTCTAGGTGTGCGGAAGAGATCCATCCACAAGCTACAGCTAGGTTTAGAACTGCAATAACCACAGCTACGATGTAGGTTTTCTTTCCGTCTAAAAAGTTTAAAAGGTCTTTCATTTTTTCAATCCTATTCTTATTATTAGTTTACTCAATATCTCACCTAAACCATTTAACAGTTTAGTGTCGTCAGATTGGGTGGCTAACTTCGCAGTTAGTTCATCTACTTTAGCTTGCAACTTATCTAGCTTATCGTTAGATGCTTTTACTTGATCCTGCAAAGTGTAAATTTGTTGATCCCACTTATCTCTAATTGCTAGTCCGCCTACTTGAGCGGCTCTCTGGTGGTCGTCGGCTTCCTTATCATCACTTAAAGCTTCTATGTATGTCAGCCAAGGCTTTCCTACAAAAGCGTTAAACACACTTCTGTCCAAACCCCTACCCCTTACTTGTAGGTGTAGTTTATTGGCTCTTGCGTAATTATTGTCATCATTTACTATCACGTCTATTCCTCCTTGAGAATTAGTTAATTTTTTAGGTCTTCCCCACCCAATAACATCGCTATAATCATGTCTCACTCCCACGGCTCTAGGTGCACTCCAGTTCTGGTCTAGGCTTTCAAAGTAAGAGGTATTCCCTACCCCGTTAGCGATAGCTACGTGTCCAGCACCATTTCCTTTGTTGCGGTTCCATACCACTACATCTCCGGCTTGAGGTACGGCTTGAGGACTATTGGGTATCCAGTCGTAGTTCTGGGGTTGTTGTCCGTATATATCCGAGGCGTAGAGTCCAGTAAATCTTCCGTAGCCTAGGGTCTGACTCCACTTGTTTGCGAGATCATAACACTGAAAGGGTTGATTGGCCGGGAAACCATCTAGGTCAATTTGTTTATTTACATTTTGAGCTATAAAGTCACCAGGGTTCATAGTTTCTTCTCCAACTTAGTTAATATTTTGGCGGTTTTATCCATGTGTTCAGCTATCTGTCTTAAGGGTATGTTTATGGTGTGGTCTATTTTTTTTTCCAGGTCTTCTATGCGTTTTTCGTTCTCTTTGTGTCGAAGTTCACATGCCTCTAGGAGTCTGTAGTTCTCTTCTACTCGCTCTTTTAAGATCTTTTGTTCCTTAGATCTAAACGCATACCAAAAACCACCGAATCCTGCTCCGGCTGCCACCATAAACGCAATAAACACACCTGCACCTTGCAGGATTTCTTTGTAGTTCATATCTAAACTATGGTTTTTTATTCAGCTTTTGTTTGACATCGTCAAGTTCAGCTTGTAAAGCATCTAGCCTATCCACCGTTCCTTCGCGTTTTGGCGGAGACTTTACCTGAATAGTCTTAATTAAAACGTCTTTTTCCTTTTTTGTGATAGATATGGCGTCTTCGGGTGTTTGTCCATTTGGAACGAAGGTTATACCTGGAATCGTAGAGGAGATTACAATTATGGGTTCACCTTGTTCGTCTACGTACTTGTGGTTCATACTGTTGGTCCTAAATATGCGAATGTTATTCTTATTGTTATGGCGGAGTTAGTTGGGCCGTTATGGAGATAGAAGATGGGTTGCCAGCTCTGTGCTCCGCTCACCGGAACGGTTTCGTTCTTAACTCCTAGTTTAGCGAGGGTTGTTGAGTTATCCACCGATGCTGTGGGTACGGTTTGTTCATAACCTATTACTCCAATAATCTGAACGTCAGAGTTCACTGCGGTTAGTGCCCCTATCTCTAGGTGGCCATTAGCGGTTGTCGTTCCACTTACTGCTGCTGTGCCGGTTTGCACGTTTATACTCTTAGCTCCAATGAGCGACCCCACCACAAAGGCGTCGAGATACATATTTCCACCACTTCCTGAACAGACCATAGTTATGGTGTGCGGGCCAGGTGAAAGAAATGGTGTGTAGAATATCATATTCTGCGTTGAGTAGCCTGAAGCTTCGTAACAAGATACCGTTTGAGACCACTGATAAACTACGGCGTTGTAGTAGTGAGAAGTAGCTTGAGTTCCCTGTAGTCCCCTGCCGGTGATTGTCATTACATTAGCGGCAATTCCCGAGTAAGATACAACTTCATCATCTATTAAGGCGTATCCACTAGATGCAAAGTTACTTGAGTCGGTCAGAGTAACTGTTGTGCTAGTTGGCGACATCGGAGGGGTTGCTGGCGAGTAAGCGGCTGAGAAAGCTATAGTTGAGAAGATTGGCACCCTTCCGTAGGCTCTTGATCCGTCTATGTAAACAGCCATCGATGCGTCTCCGGTAGGGTTAGAAGGGGCTAGTATTGCCACGCTTGTACCAGTAAACTTGAGTTGAATTGCTCCGTTAGTTGAAGCTGTCCATATTGTTGTTCCACCTCTAGCGAAGGGTGCTGATGTTTGAGAAGTGAAGGTTGCAGTTCCAGTCCCATAGTAACCATAAGAAACTCTGGGGTCGGAGTTATCCACGATATTAGAAAGTCTTTTACCCTGAACACTTCCTGGTACAATAAAGTCACCCCCTATAGTGCCGTTACCGATCCTTTCTAGGGTTTTATCTAAAGACTGTACTTTACTATCTGCGCTGTGGAGTGCCATTAGATTCCTTCCTTTGGTTTATTAGTTATGAGTCTGGTTGAGTCAGATCCGTTGTTTGCTACAGAGATGTTGATTCCCACTATCCTGCGGGGTTGGTTTCTAAAGCTCACAACGTGGTCGTTGATGTCTATAGTTACAATATCTCCCACTAGGAATTGTCCGTAAGGATAGGCTCTGTCGTTTAAGACAAGGTGTACTTCACTGTCCGGGATAGATATGAGCCTAAGTTCTTCAGTTAGTCTCGAGTTTAAGGCGTTGGTGTTTTTGACATCTATATAAGCAGCTACGTCCTGTACCTTCCCGTAAGAAGCAATTGAGATACTGTCTACTTGTTCGGTGTGGATAATTTGATTCCCAACATCTGCGGCTACACCTATTAAGGAGTTGGCCATTCTCTCCCCGTCTCTAGGAACTTCGTAGTCTAAGACATTCCCAAACTCCCCATAAGTAAATTTAAGGTTGGGTTGTTTTCTGCCTAAGAATTGCTGAAAGTTAAAAACCAAAGAGTTGGTTATCTCAAAGTCACAAGATGGATACATAGCCATGGAGTTGATTACATAAAGAGCATCTCGGTAATCGTATGTAAGAGTCATATTATCTGAAAATGTCCACACTCCGGTTAGGGCGGTGTTGTCTACTTTCACATACCCAGCAGGAAAGTTAGGATTTTCAATGGTTCCGGTGGTTAAGTTGGTTAAGGGGTTTACTGTTCCAACATCTGTCTTAGCTTCTGATATGAGGGTGGTGAGAGCAGTATCCATCGTTCCACTTTTAAAGGTTCTAAAGTTAGTGTCCCCGGTCTGGTCGTGACGAATAAGAACCTTAGAGAGTAGGAATAGATACGAGTAGGCTACCACTTCTACATATTTCTTGTTTCTAAAAGGGTTTTTGATTATTGGCCCTTCCCATATAACTGAGCCATTCTTCTTCACTCTTACGATATATTTATAGGGTTCGAGTACATCACCCACATCATTAAATATTGGGTCTTTGGTGGAAACCCTGAATTTGCATTGTCCGTAATTCGAAAGTCTCCACGTAAGGTAAATAGTATCCTTAGCGGAGTTTATTGGAACAAGATTCGTAACAGGAGCTACAAAGGTTCTTGAGTTGTTTAAAATTTCGATCGTGTAGACCATAACGACCTACACATAATCACATTCTGCAATTATTACTGTTGGAGCTATATCGCCCCTAACACCAAAATTACTATCTGCGGTACCAGACATTTTTAGGAAGTAGTATGGTGTGGCGGTTGTTACACTAACTGGTATGTTTGAGACAGATGGTGTTTCTATGAGGTCTAGCGAAGCGACATTAGAAACATGGTACCTTGACACTGTAAACCTTCCATCTGTTGCTGCGGTAGCACTTGTAGATAGGTATAAATACGCCACCCCAACACTAGAAGAAGCCCTAGTGTTTTGCATAGCTGCTTTGTAGGATATTCTCCACGAACCAACTGGAACTGTCAGCGTGTTAGTCATATCATACACAGTGCCTGCACTTACAGCACCAGCGTTTGCACTATTGCCCCGGAAGACTACACTCCAATCTGCACCTAGTGGAAACCCATAAGGACACCTGTGTGTAGAGTAGCTCATAGCACTAATTCCACCAGATGTCGGTATAGCAGAGCCATAAGGTACTTGAACCGTTAGAGTGGTGTTTGTAGAGAATGAAGCTGCAGTTACAACTCCGTATTCAGTTGTTCCTGTTGCTCCTTGAGCAAATGGTGAATCTGCATTCGTAGCTACAGCCGAACCACTTGCGGTTAGGTCGTTAGCTGTACCAGTATTCAAGTCGGCTATTGAGTTATTAAATGAATAAGCACTTATAAGTGAAGTTTCACTACCAGATAGAGTTTGGCTCATAGTAGCTCGTATATTGGCTTGAGTTACCCTTGTCGAGTAAACTGCTGCTTGAGCTATCTTGCCATCAAAGTAGTTAATGGTGTTGTCTTTACCTACCTGTAGGTTACCAGCCTGTACTAAGGCGGTTGGGTTTGTGCCAGCTCTAGTAACCTGGACATCGTCTTCTACTCCATCAATCATTATCCAGCTCTTAGCTGTTTCTGCAGTTGCTCTTGCTCCTGTAAAAGCACTCATATCTAGTAAAGCCGAAACGTGAGTCCATTTATTCAGTGGAATAGTTTTCCTAGATAATACAAGGCTATAGTTCCCTGCACCACCATTAAAACCAATAAGCTGGACTGTTCCTTCTTGCATTATACCGAATCTCCACCCAGAAGTTCCGTTTTCACGAGCCATAATGGTTTGCACCGCACCAGTATTATAAGATTCTAATTTTATCCAAGCAGAACACACAAAGTCATCTGTAAATGTCATACCCGATGGTGAAGACTTAGAGTAGTATTGGGTGCTAGTAGATTCTAAATCAGTACACTGTGTAGGAGCTGTCACTGTTCGGGTCAGTTTAAGTCGCATGCCAGGGCTGATGGTGTCGGTCATGTCGACAGAGCTGAACACCAGGCTGTAAGATCGGTTACCTAATCCGGTTACGGTGGCAGGAGTAGCTTCGGCGGTTGTCCACCCGTCTGCTGCGCTGTTTGAGGCTACAGTAATAGCTGATCGCATATCAGCAATATTGCCATTCGTAATTGAAGTAGCACCGTTAGCTACGGTTACTTTGGCTATGTTATATCCGTAAGTTGGAGGAGTGCCGTTATCTGTTGAGATTGACGTTGAGCGAGATACTGTAATAGAAGCCACACCGGTTCCGTCTACGGCTGGGTTTGCGGCCCCACTTGCGCTCATAGCTACATATATCCAATCGTATCTTGTGCCACCGGTAGAGTTGGCTGCTATTGTAGCGTTCTGTGCTGCGATGTTGGCTCGTAACTTTTGTGAGCCCTGTGAAGTAGGGGTAACAGTTACCCAGGCCTTACCTGCGGTTACAGCAACGGTCATGTTTGGAGTACCTTGTGCATTTACTGCGAGTGCCCCAGTTGCAGGTGCAACACCCGATGTATTACCAATAGTACCCACGACTCCCTGACTAAGTATGTCGGTTGCGAGGGCGTTTATATCTTCAGAGGTAGTTGCGTAACTGCTTGTTCCTCCGGTTAAAACTGATGCGTAGTCGGCCAATTTATTGTTCCTTTACTATGAGAGTGGCCAAGCACTATATACAGATGCGGTTGCGTATGCGCCACTTCCAACAGATGAGCCTGACATTCTTAAATTATTTATTCCTGGTTCTATCTTGAACATGGTTGAACCGCTTGTTAGTGAGCCAATCACTGAATTACCGTTATTGTCAATAGCAAATGAGTCCTGATCGTAGTTGATTGTGAGGACATCTGAAGCAGTTGCTAGGTTGGTGTTTACTTCTATATACTCCCCGGTAGTCTCATTGGTTATTTTAGGAATGTTAATTGGGCCATATATTGTGAAAGATGGATAGGTGGCTAAATCGCCATCGTTCTGAACAGAACCATTAGATGAATAGGTAGTAGCTCCTAGTACAGAGGGTAAAACTTTCGGCAGAACGAATGACCCACTCGTTGTGGCGGTAGAGCTCCCTATTGTCGTGCCGGTGGAGGTTTGAGCTAGGATAACTGGGTACTTTACTTTACAAAGTAATCTAAAAGGTTGTTTAATTCCTTGTTTGGAGTTTTCGGGTAGGTCAACATACATTACCTTCATAAAAAGCTGTTTAGCAGAGTCGTCAGTCCACTTATATGGAACATATCCTTGGTCTGAGTCATTATCGTCTTGTTCTACATCTTGAGAGGCAAGCTTTCGTAAGGCTCTTCTACCCTGTGCAAAAGCATCCTCGTCGTCTGGATACATCGTTCCTTCCAGAATATACATGGTCTTACCTATAAAGGTTTGAAAGTCTGCTATACCGGTATGTTCCTGGAGAGGAATATCAAATTCTCGTATCTCTCTGCGTTGGGGGACACGGTTTTTCAGGCGATAATATATTGAAGAAGTATCGTCATTAAAGGTTATGTAATTGTTTGAAGTACCTAGTGTGGAGGTATCGAATATAGTTTCAGCCATGTTACACCGCTATTTCGCGTCTATTGGCAAGATTCTTCCTTAAGCTTCCAGCTTTTTGTTCTAGTTGGCCGATAGCAGATAAGAGTTCTCCCATAGATACATCGTTCTTAAGAAATCTAGTAGCGTATTTGTTTTTCATGAATTCGTAGGCTTCAAGTTGAGCTAAAGTCAAAACATAAGTCTGTAGGGATTCCGGCATAGTGTCTGTAATGGTTACATCCTTCTTACCGAAGATTATAATGTTGTAACCGGTAGGTATTGATCGTATATTGTGAAAGTAAATAGTACCATCCACAATATCATAGCTATTTCTCTCTACTCTATTTCCTACTCCATCGTCTAGGGTGTCAAAGAATATATCTGTTATTTCACTAAACCCCGATGGTACGGTGTAGGCATTTTGATCGGCTACGGTAGTCAAAGAGGTGTCCCGACCAATATAATATACTTCGGGATCGTCATAAGCCGAAGTTAAAAACTCGTCTTTTTCAGAAGAGGAAAATGTTTTATCTGTAGAGTCACTCAGCTTAGTGTTTAAGCGAGTTGTCATCTGGGCGAAGGTAAGCGCTGCCATATACTTTTATATTGACTATTCTTGCGTTGATTGGTTAGTATTTATCTTCTCTATCGTACTCGCCTTGCCCCAGTCTTTTTCTGGTATGCCAGCTAGGGTTAGCCAAACATTGTATAACTCATCAGGTACTTCATTGGGTGTGTACTCGCTACTTACAAACTCTTGGTACATTTTTTGGTGGATTGGTTTTAGTTTAGTTATGTCGTGTTCCATTAGCTTACTTTCGTTATTATGTCCCATACCCCAGAAGCACAGTCTATTATCTGCACCCCTTGATATTGGGTTGTTAATACATAGGTAGTAGCCCCATCTATGGTTTCACTCCCACTTCCGTCTATAGTTACGGTGTTAGCCGAGCTGTCTATTTTCTTAATTGACACTAGCCTACCATTACCTACTGCTGCGGGTAGGTTGATTGTCATATTGCCGCCAACCGCATTAGCTCTCAAATAGCCATCTTCTGATAAAAGCGTATATGGGCTGTCGGCTACCGCTTTAGTTTTGGTGTAATAAGCCAGTGCCGCTACATTAGTTAGAGTAAGTGGTAGAAAAAAGCCTGTGGTGAAGCCAGAGTGGGTAGAGGGGTAAGAGGCTAGGTTTTGGTTCACCGAGCCAATAATATCTAACCTTACTTGAGCATTGGTGCTTGTGAAAGTATTATTTTGGACAACAGAGCCATCACCCCTAGACATAATCACAGTTTGACCAAAAGCCGAGCCTGTAAACTTAAATAGTGCTTTAGTCGAACCACCTACTAATGACCACCTAGCAGAGTTTCTTAAAAATATAATATTTTGCCCTGCGTAAGAGCTTGCAAAGAACTCATAACTTGATGATGATTGAACATTTGATACGGTATCGCAAAGCAAGTTAAACGCATAAGTAAAAGTACAGATATGCCCTGTTGTTGAGGTAGATTTTAACAACAATGAGTTAAAGCTAGGGTTTTTCCAGCTAGATATTGTGGTGTTATCACCAAAAGTTAAGGTATAGCCACCAGCGTTATACTCCTGCCCATTCCCCCTTAAAGTAACATAGTCTAAGTTCCAACTTCCTGCTGGTATAGTTTCATCTTGCTCAAAGACGATAGTCTTATCACCCTCTTGTTTGGTGATAGCTGTCATCAGGTCTGACCAGGAGCTATACCTGTTACCAGATTGTGAGCCACCCGACTTATAGATAAATGTCTGGTAAGATTGTGGCTTAATTGTAGTAGCTTGCATTTTTGGCATTATGCCACCCCAATATAAGTAACTGATTCACCTGATACAGAGCTATCAAGATTTACTGTATTAAGATTAGCTATGTCCATACTGATAGTTTCGCCAGCACTTAGTTGAAAGCCATTAGTTGAGGCTACAGAAGTATCGCCTACATAAATAATACCCGTATTGGTTGATAGGGCTTTAATAGTTACCGACTTAACGGCTTGAGAGCTTGCTAAGGTCACTCTAGTACCTGCGGTGGTAACACTCTTTTTGCCATTATAGATTGTGGTTGGTGCGGTTTCGGTGGTAGTTACTGTTGAGGCGATTGATACTGGTTGGGTGGCTTGCCAGAATGTACCTGTCACTGCGGTAGTTGGTGCTGATGTTACCTGTACTGCAAATGTACCTGCATTAGTAACTGCGTGACTAGGCACACTCGCTAGTGATACTGGTTGGGTTTCGGTTAAGTCGGCTTTTAATTGTAACTCAGTAAGTAAAGCATCTTGTTTGGCCGAAGTAGCAAAGCCCGTAATTGCTGCTGGTGGTGTAAGGGCTGTTATATCTTCTGTTGATAGAGTAACTGCTAAACTTGCAGTTCTTGCTTTTTGACCAAGTGAACCTGGTAATAGTGCAATAAGTGAAGTTAGTCTTTGAGCTATTCGTTGCAACCGACCATTTAACCCCGACGAAGCGGTATCAGTACCTGGGGCTGTTTCAGTAAGCGAGCCTGTCAGTCCTTGCTCTGTGGTTTGGTTAGCTGAAGTTGCAAGTCCTGTGGTGTCTACTGTAATACTTCCAGCTATGGGAACATTGCCATTACTATCTAGTTGTACCTGAGTGGCAGCACCCGCAGTATTTTTGTAAGGCAAGACATAGTTAGGTACTGGGAATGTTAAGTTATCTATAGCACTTTTAACAGCTTTTTGAGCTTTTACTACTTCGCCAAGTGACTTGGAGTTATCGGGTATCTTAATAGATAATACCGACTCCTTAATCTGGCTCATAATATTAGCCACTGGAGTTAGGTCGAGTTCTGGAATAGTTGGAGACTCTACATTTATCTTAGGGTCTAGTTTGAGCTTTTTAATAGCATCTTCTAGCTTATTAATACTAGGCTTAAGAGTTTCTAGGTTCTTAACAGTTACTTCTTCTATTGGTTCTGGCTGCTCTGGGTGCTCAGTCGGAATCTTAGCTACCTGTTCTTTTAGGCTGTTAACTGCCTCTATTAGTAGGCTGAAGTCTATGTTCTTAGGGGCTAGAGATTTCTCTAGGTTCTTAAGCTCCGCTACTATTTTCTTAAAGTCAGGAGTACTAATCTTCTTAGGAAAATTCTTAACTGTAACCCTAGGCTCGTGGCCATCTCTGTGCTCTATATTCAAACGAGTAGTTTCAACAATAGCCCTTTGCACCCTGTCATTACCAATGAGCTTCTCATTGTGAGAGTTCTTATTCTCAAACGAGGCTATTTTATCGGCTGTCTTTCGTTTTTTGTTAGCGTAGGCTTCTTGAATCTTGTTAGTATCAATCATAGATACTATTATACCACCTAGCGAGCTTGTCGTTCGGCCTGTTCTTGTTGACCAGCATCTCCGTAGCTAGTTGCAGTATAGTGTGTTGCAAGAGATTCTTCTGGTGTAGTTTGTGGAGTAACCTGCGGTTCTGGTTCTGGAGTAGGGTTACTTTCTGGAGTTTGTTCGGTACTAGGAGCTATGCTAACTGGTTCTATAGTTGGCACTTGAGGCACTGCTAGTTCTTGAGATTCAGTTGTTGGTTGGGTTTCTTGTTGGGCTTCTACAACTGGAGACGTACTTATTTTTGTTTCTACTGTTGGTTTATGTAGAGCTATCACGGCTACTGGTATAAGTAACAGTGACAGAAGTTTATATTTCATGCTTGGATTGTACTCCTATGTTTGGTTTTTGTCAAGCCATTATCCACCCATACTATTCCTTTTTCTGAATTTTCGTAAAAGTGATTTGCATTTATAGATGTTCCGTTAGGTATGGTTTCGCTCCTGGGATGGTATTGGTGAACTCCCTGTATATCGTCTCTTACTTGAAAGGGAAGCCCAGCCCTATTCCATCTCTCACCAAAGTCATTATCCTCATAGGCATATCCTTTCATAAATTCCTCATCCCAGCCATTTATTGACTCGATGTCTTTTTTGTTAAACATCGCCAAGAAGTACATTCCTGGGTTGTCTGAGCGAAATATTTGCGATACGAGTATTTGGCCGATAGAACCATCTTCATTCTCATCAGCAACCTGACATACTACGTTACTCCCAATACACTCTGAAAGCTGTTCTAGGACGTTTGTAGTCGGTTTTACCTCTGGACTAGTGATTATTACCGAATCGTACTTTGCATTCCTTACACCGAGGTTGAGGGCTTTAGAACAGTTGAATCCGCTAGAGTGTTTGTAGGGTATGAGACGTATATCCTTGGCAAGGTTGTTAGCTAGTAAATATCCCTTTACACCCTTATAGCTTCTTGTTGGTATAATAAACTCTTTCTTGTAATCCATAGAGTCATATAATCGTTTCGTGACTTTAAATTGTTCAAGTCTATTAGTATCTAGCGGTGTTATTATGCTGAACATTCTATTATGAAAAACCTTTCTCCATATTGTGCTAGGGTCGCTTCGCTATAGTACTCTAGGAGTTTTTCCATCCACCAATCGCAAGGTTTTTGTATCAGGTGTAATTCTACTCCGTTCCATATATCTGTATGGTTAGCTATTCCATAGAGTGCGTTGGGAGCTACTTTGGATAAGTGTTTTATGTTTTCATCGATTTCTTCAGGCTTTATATGTTCAAGCACGTCCATACAATATATAGCGTCCCACTTGTCTTTTATTCCAAGTATATCGCTGCGTATAATTTTGTTTGCTATATTTTTGCTTATTTTTGCATTACTCGGCTCGACTGCATCTATGTCGTATTCTAGCCTTTCTATATAGTTACCCCTACCGCAGCCGATGTCGGCTATTGTCTTGAAGCTATTTCTATCTAGCCAATCCTTTACTATGGCTATTTTTTCTGGTTCTACTGGATTGTATTCCGTATCAGAGAATACACGACTATAGAGTTTAGACGTTGTATTCATACATAACCTCGTTATATTTCTCTCCCCAAGGGCTAGTAGCAGTGGAAGTATTGAGTATATCGAATCCAAACATCTGGAGTTCTTCTGATGTCCACCCGCTAAGATGTCTTTGGTATTTATCTCCGCCTGGTATTCCCCATGTATCTTTTGGTGTATTTTTTATATACCCATTAGGAGTGAAGAGTAATATCTTCTTTCTTGCCACTCTTTTCATTTCTTTAAGTACTTGTATGCCATCTGGCTTAGTCATGTGTTCTATCCCATCTATTATAGATATAACATCGTACGAATTGTCTGGTGAATTTCTTAAAAAATCCAAGGCACTACTACACACCAGTTTTGCTTGTGGACACCTATTATTGACTTCATCTAGATAGCTCTGGTAAATGTCTACTGCTGTAACATCGTTTGTTTTTAGGTGCTTAAGCTCATACCCAATACCACAGCATAGCGATAGCAATGTATTACCGTTATTGGTTGCTAACCTAACGTACTCGTATGGATTCATTGGTATTCTCTTTCAACTTGGTTATTTTTGTCTTTCATGTCTCGGTCTTTCCAAAGAGCAGAGTGGGGTTTCTCAAATACTACCGTACTATCGGGTCGAGGGTCTTTCGTGTAGTAGTAAAGAATTATAGACTTACGGGTCACACCCACAGGACATTGAATGGGGTTAGGGGTTCCGTGAAAGGACTTGTCGTGAGTATCGAACACCACTAGTCTATTCATTATCGGCATTACTTTATTTACCAGATTTAGGTCAGTATCATACACTCCAAACTCACCGCCCCAATCATCCTGCCAGTTAGGATTGAGAAACAATATAGCATTTATCCTGCGGTGAAGCCCCGTAGCATCGTGATAGTTGCCATCCACGTGGACATCAAGTCTACCACCACGAGTCTGCATGTTTAGTCCGCCACCAGTAAAGTAGGGGTCTGGGATAAGCTTTGGTATATCAAAAGCCTTCGATATCGCCTTGAGGATAGGAGATGAGTTAAGCATTTTCACGATTATTGATGAACCGCCAGGGAAGTCATATTCTGAGTCGAAGTTAGAACGCAGCTTTATTTCCACATCATCATTGGTGTGTTCCCATATAGCTGAGTTCTCACTAGGGAACCTTGTAAGTGCTTCAACAGCTACGTTTTGAGGTAAGAAGTCATCTACGACAATATACCTAAAGGGCTTCTTATGTAATTCTGATTCTACTATCTTATTTCCGCAGGCTATAGCCATAGACTTCTGGGTGCTCATGAATCCACTCCTTCATTTCTTTTAACATTATTTCATAGCTTGGTAGTTTTATAAAATCACCAGGCTGTAGCATTTTATTCTCTCCTTTTTCTATCGGGTTAATTTTCAGTCCTCTCTTAAATACGCTATTCATCATTCTTAGTAGGTCGTATTTTGATATGCCCTCTTCTGGGACTAAGTTGTATATGCCAACGAGGTTTCTAGCTTGCATGATAGACTTTGCAAGCTGAATAGTCGTAATGCCGTTCCAGTAAGCGTATTCATATCCATCAATAGTGTCCTCCTGTTTCATAAACCAGTTAAATAGTCCTGTGCCGTTTTCGTTTATGTCTGGTCCAATAACCGACTGTCTTAGTGTTAGGTCTTTTTTATTCTCTATCTCACCAAGAGCTTTAGTTCGTCCGTAAAAGTTCCTATCAACTATACAGTCCGTAGATATGTGTATTATTTTAGTCGGTGAGTTCTCAAACATCTTTTCTAGGTAGTGTGGTAGGTAGGAGTTATATAACACCGCCAAGTCAGTGTCTTTATTGCTTTGTTCTACAAGAATTCCTATACAGTTGATTATCATATCGTAGTTAAAACCAACCTTTAACTCAGAGAACTGCTTTTCCTTAAGTGATAGACTCTCTACTTCGTGTCCAGCTTCTGTTAAATACATCCTCATTACATGAGCTACCATGCCGTTTTTACCTAGGACTAAAATCTTCATAATATCTCCTGTAATAAATCTTCTACTGTTTCTTGGTCTAGCTGCACGGTATTGTATGACGAGTAGGAGTTTACTTGTTTTTGAGGTTGGCCGTCAGTAAAGAACTTACCATAATTCATGTCTCGTGAGTCTGGAAAAACTCTATAATACTCTCCACAGTCCTCTGTTCTCATCATTTCTTCCTTGCCTATAAGTGTTTCGTGTTTCTTCTCACCGTGTCTTATCCCAATATTTACTATTTCAGACTTTGAGTTGCACACGGCTATGACTGCTTTCGCTAGTGTCTCCATGGTACAAGCTGGAGCTTTCTTTATAAATGTATCTCCATTACTTCCGTTTTCTAGTGCATATAATACTAGTTCTATAGCATCTCCTATCGTTAGTAGAAATCTTGTCATGCTTCCATCAGTAACGGTTATGGGTCTATTGTTTATGGCTTCCTCAACCCATATCGGTATTACGCTTCCCCTCGATAGCATTACATTGCCGTATCTTGTAACACATACATTCAGCCTTGCATCACTACTTTTGGTAATAGCTGTCTTTTCCATGAGAGCCTTGCTCATTCCCATAGCATTGATGGGGTATACTGCTTTGTCGGTAGAAAGACACACTACTTTGCGTGTGCTGTTAGCCATTGCCGCATCTAACACATTATTGGTGCCGAGGATATTGGTTTTTATAGCCTCCATAGGAAAGAACTCACAGGATGGCACCTGTTTTAGAGCGGCTGCATGAAACACTAGGTCAGTTCCTCTCATAACCTGGAACATTCTATCCCTATCTCTTACATCACCTATTTCAAACTGTACCCTTGAGTCGTTGAGTTCAAGTCTCATCTGGTGTTGTTTTGCTTCATCTCTACTTACTACTATTATTTTTTTAGGATTCCTAAGTAGTGCTCTTCTAACAAAAGCATTACCAAACGACCCAGTTCCGCCAGTGCATACTATTATTTTATTTTCCATACACATACCTATTCACATACTGTGTATAGCCCAGTACTACTTTAAGTACTCTATCTGAAAAGTCCCTCGTTTGATACTCTGCTGGCACACTGGACTTGTGGGCTATTCTGAGGCTCTCTAAGATGTTTTTTTGGTCTACTCCAGTAACTACAATAGAACCTGCATCTATGGCTTCTGGACGCTCTATAGCGGTTCTAAGCGTCACTGCTGGGAAGCCGAGTATAGCCGACTCTTCGCTGATAGTACCTGAGTCGCTGAGTACACACTTCGCTCCTGCTTGAAGACGTATATAGTCAAGGAACCCAAACGGTTTATGTACGGTCACGTTTTCGTGGAACTTTATATCTTTACTGGCAAGTCTGGGGTGACAAGTAAGAATTACTCGATGGTCTTTAGCTAGTTTGTTTATGGTACTAACAAGTATCTTTAAGTGTTTGTCGTTTTCTACGTTTTCTTCTCGGTGAATACTTACCAGATAATACACTCCTACGTGGGTCATGAGTTCGTTGAGTATTTCGCTGTTTTTTATACTGTCTAGGTGAGTATTGATTACTTCATTCATGGGTGAGCCTGTTAAGAAGATGTGGTCGGCTTTTATGCCCTCCGCTAAAAGATTTCTACGGGCGTGTTCGGTATATACAAGGTTTATATCTGCTGTATGGTCGATTACTCTTCGGTTTACCTCTTCTGGTACGTTATCATCAAAGCATCTATTGCCTGCTTCTAGGTGAAATACAGGTATCTTCATGCGTTTTGCTACTACTGCTGATAAGGCTGAATTGGTGTCTCCCAGAATTACTACAGCATCAGGTTTCTCTTGTCCTAGCATAATCTTAGTTTGAGTCATTAAGTGCCCCAGAAAGTGTTCGTTCTTAGCGAATAATCTATCTGGTTTCCTTACTATGTCTCGAAAAATATCATTAAGTTCATAATCGTAGTTCTGGTTGGTATGGGCAAGTACGTGGTTGGTGTGTTTATCAAGCTTTTTAATAACCTCAGACATCTTAATCATCTCGGGTCTGGTGCCGATAATACTCACTACCTTCACTTTAGCTTCTCCAGGTTCTCTACATACCCCCTGTCGGCCATAGTCTTCTTGTAGTACTCAGGATAGTCTTTCCAGTTTTCTTCGTTAGCGAATGTCCAAGCTAGTCGTTCGGTCATGTGTCCCGTGAGATAGCCCTTAGCTTGAATTTTACGACTGAAATTAGAGTCTTCCTGCATTGGGCTCTGACGTCCATCATTCCACTTAAGCGGTTCATATCTAACACCTAAATCGTAGACCTTTTTAGGGACAATGTTTGGTCCACCAACACAGCCTGGCCACGGATTGAGTATCTTACCATTTATTTCTTTTTCTCTAAGTTTTGCTTTGGGGTGTTCTATTGCTTCATGGTCGAGTCCTAGTTGTCCAAGTTCAGGAATCTTTTTAAAGTAGTCTTCGGCTGCGGTATCCCACCCTGGTTCTAAGTGCATGTCATTATCTAATCGCATAAGGTGGGTAGCCTCTGGGAACTTAAGTAATCCCTCACGCCAGCCTACATTAGTAGCCTCTCCAGGATATAGGTTGTCTTCGTTTATAATGTAGTCGTCTATCTTTTTTGTTTGTTTCATATCAGCTAACCATAGTTTTGTACCGTCATCAGAGGCGTTATCGACTATTAATATATAGTGCGGAACTTTTATAGTATCTAGGAGATAGTCTAGTGTTTTTTGACTGTATGCCAACCTGTTATAAGTAATCATTACAACGAGCAGATTCATATACTGCTCCAATCTATTACGCTAAATCTTTTAGGTGGTATTGTGGCTAAACCCTTCTTAACGAGTGTGTTAGCGTGTTTTTTACTTACTAAGACATCTCCTGTTGGAGTAGTTACTTCAACTAAGTCACCAGTTTGTTGTACTGGCCAACTCATCACTTCTTTTAAGAGTTGGTCTTTGGTTATTTTATTCCATACTTTTATATTGTGAGCCCCATCATTCGTACCTGCTTTACCAAGATTTATAAGCTTTCTCTGACCAAGAGTTTGTTTTAAGCAGTGAATCGGTATCTCGAGACGATGGAGATTCATACTAAAGTTCACATCATGAAGACCATACCCGTCTATTTGACCAGTCTTAGCTCCAGATATCTTTATATAATCGCCCATATTTTTAATATTCCACCGAATATCCGTTCTAAAGTACGGTGGCTTCATCTCGTCTAGTACTTCTCGCTTAACTAAGAGACAGCCAGTTCCCGTAATGAGCACCTTACCGCCCTTATCACGGAATACTGCACCTCTTCCCTTATCGTTTACTGGATAATCACAAGTAACTACTGCCATTTGCTTTTCTAGCATCATTTTAAGCGTGTCTGAGGGCAGTTTCATGTCGTCCTCGATAAACCACAGGTGTGAGATGTCTTCGTCCTTTAAAGCGGCTCTAGTGGGGTCTTCGAAACATTCTGGGATAGGTTTTCCGTGCACAAAGAAAAACTTATGCGGAATGCCCTTGAGGTTTTGGAGTATCTCATCAGCTGTCTCGCTCATAATAAGACCTCTACTTGGTAAGATTACTGCTATCATCGCACTACCTCGAAGTGCCTGCCGTCATTTAAGTAGGGCTGCATGTTCTTGTCATAGCTTATAAAGGGAGGTATGTCTTCCCATATTTTAACGTTTCTAACCCTATTAAGTGCTCCTCTAAAGAGTTCTGAGTTATCTGGAGTTATAAGTCCCGATACTAAATCCCTACCTACTTTAGTAAGCTCCTGTATCTCATGTGCTCCATTGTTAGTTCCTGCTTTACCAAGATTTATAAGCTTTCTCTGACCAGCAGTTTCTTTCATGGGCATAACTGGTAGTCCTGCTGAGTAGAGGAGTAGTCCAAATCTAAGGTCATGAAGTCCGTAGTAAATTTTATCGAGCTTGCGTGGCCAGAAGTGGATTGTATCTTTGTCTATGAATGGGTCAAAAGTAGTATCGGTTCGCCAGATTGGTTTCTCCATCTGCTTAAGCACAGATACGGCAACCAATAAAAACCCTGTTCCAGTCCAGAAAGCTTTTCCGTTAGGGTCGTGCAGTGTGGTAGCATCACCGTCTTGTTGAAACGGGTAATCTAATGCCACCACGGGATAACTCATAGAGAACATTCTCTTTAAAATACCTTTTGGAAGTTTCATATCGTCCTCACAATAGAGCACGGCATATATACTAGGGTCTTCTAATATCTCTTCGGTGGGGTCGTTAAAGCACTGTGGAAGCCCTTTTGCGTGGCTCCAGAATAGCTTATATTTAAATGTTTCTAACTCGCCAAGCAACTCTTCTAAGGTTTGGCTAAACATAAGCCCCCTAGAAGGAACTACTACTGCAAGTGTGTCGCCCATCTGATACTACTCTTCTGGTTTAAGTTCTGGGTATTCTTCACGGAGTTCTTCAATAAGTTTCTTGAGCATTATGATAGCTCCGATAGACTGCTGTGCTTCGTTTCGGTGAGTAGCCATGTTAGAGAGCCCCTTTTCACGCAACACTTCATTGTTTTCTTCTTGCAGACGTGCAGCATGAAGCATGTCTACTCTGGCTCGCCAGTGCATGTGCTGGATTTGTTCTAGTTGGTCTTGGAGAAAACCTAATTTTAATACAGGACTAATCTCTATGTCGTCAGGTATTTCTAATTTCTTTACGTTTTCTTTGTCTAGTGCTAATGGTGATTTCACTCGCCCTCCATTTCTTAATAATAGTTCAATGGTAGCACTAGTACTTTATTTTGTAAAGTCTACTTATTACGGTGTTTGTTGAGGGACACATAAGTCTCTGCTGGATTGAGTTTTCCTGCGGCTATAGCTGATGTTATCTCTGTATTTATCTTAATCCACATGTCATATTCGTTAAGTCCTTGATTTGCAGGCAATGCACGTGTTTTATCTTCTATTACCTTAGGAGTATCGCCAGATGGAGATGGAGTAATAAGTTGTGCCACTAAACGTTAAAACCTTCGTCGTTTACTTCTGGGACAGGTGTAGTTGGTACTGCTTCTTCGGTAGTTTCTACTACGGGTTTGTTGCCGTACTTGTAAGTTTTAGCCATTATTTTCTCCTTGAGTTTTGTTAGTATCATCTCTCTATTATACACAAAAAAGACCCTTTCGGGTCTCTCTTGCTGGTAGTAAGAAGTCTTATGACTTAATAACGTAACCAAAGTTAGAGCGTAGTGAGCCGTGTCCGTAAAGTACGTCCACTGTTACTAGCCAACCTAAGTACTCTTGCTTGTATTGAGCTTGAGTACGTGGTTTGACCTGCATAGCTACAGCCCATGCTTCCTTGTGGAAGAAAAGGTGATTGTATTCATCAGTAGCGGTGTCGAGGTATACAAGGTTCTGGGAAACGAATACTTCTGCACCATAGATTTGTCCAATTTTACCTACTTTGATAGGGTTTTCGCTATTTGGTTGACCGAGTGCATCGTATCGAACGTATTTGTCGATAGCGAGCATTTCAGCTTCACCTTTAGGGTGTACTACGATATTTCGGTCAGTACGTGGAGCTTTGTTCTCACTTAGGTAACGGTTTACAGCCAAGATGAGAGCATCGTTGATTGCGGTTCCGTAAGTACCGTAAGCTTGTGAGGCAGCTTTCCATGTTGTGGTCATATCAGTAGCAATGCTAGAGTCAACTTTTTCAGCGATAGCGTAAGCAGCTGCTTGCGTGTAGTCACTTCGAATGTCGTACTTAGCTTGAGCCTTAACAAGGTCTTCTACGATGAATGAACTTTCGTAGTGCTTGTTAAGAGTGATTGTGGTTTTTGTTTCAGTGTTGTAGTTCAGGGTAACTACTACGTTTTGAGACTTCAAGTTAGCGGTGATTGCAGATACGTTAGGTATCTCCAAGGTTTGACCGTATTCTTGAACGTCAGCATCGTAGTGCTTAACGAGTGGAAGAAGAACTAGGTTTGATTTAACAAACATGAGTACTTCTGAACTCCATACATTAGGACGAAATACCGATGCAGCGGTTGCACCAATGTTTACGTTACCTGAACCGTATAATCCAGATGTCATGATTATATGTTCCTTTTTTTGATGTTAATTTACTTTATATGATGGGTCCATAACTCTGTTGATTTCGTCACGGTGTGCCATGTACCATTGCTGGCCATTTTGACCGATGAGTGCGTCAACGTTTTGGGGAGTAATTTTTTCAGAAGATGACGGTGCTGAATTCACAGCGGAACCCTTCACAGCCGCAGCCTGTTGTTTTGAAGCAAGCTGGGTTAAGGCCTCACGGCCCCCTTCTTTTTTAAATGATTCTGCGTCTTTAGCTGAATCCTGAGATTTTACAATCCCGTACACAGCAGATATGTTACCAGTACTTCGCACGTATTCTAGTAGAGCTGGGTCATTCGCTAAAGCTTCTCCCATCTTCTCGTCATAAGCACGAGCGTCAGGATTAGCATTATAGAAATCACTAATTGCTACTTTTGCCTCCAGTGAAGCGAGCTTTTCGGCTATAGGGTCTGCGCTATCATTAACTCGCATAGCTTCTTCCTGTAACACACTCTTTGCTTCACTCTTAGCTGAATGCATTGCTTTTTCACTCTCTCTTGCCATTTTCGCCAGTTTGATTTCAGAGTCACTTGCAAGTTCTAGCCCCTTGGCTTGAGCCCACTTTGTGAGTTCGTCATCTACTGGTTGTGAAGATGTATTTGATTGTGATGTATTGTCAACTTCGCCCGAATCATTTGCTGAATCGGATTCTTCGGTGTGACTCCCCGCCTCTTCTGTTGCAGCCTCTGGTTGTGTTCCATCATCAGTCGCAGCAATGGCCATACCTTGGTCATCTATAGCTACGCCGTTGACGTGTTGAACGCCAGTTGCTTCTTGAGCAACAGAGTTGGTTGTGGTTTGTTCTTCCATAGAACCTCCTCTAAACGACACTAAGTGTCTTGTTAAATTGCTCGCCCGTGAAGTGACTGTATCGGGCGATTAGATACAGCCACCGCATGGATTAGCTATCCAGTTTGTTTTTTGATTTGTTTCCCAGCAACAGAATCAATATGTTGCTTAACTAACAGTATACCATAGGCACTTTTAAGCATGCCGTAAGCCTCGTCCTGAGGGGCTTTAACGGCTTCTTCTAGCATTCTGCGGTATTCATCATCCATCCACGCTAAAAGGTCTCTACCGATAGCTGAATCCTTAAAAGCCTTGTATGCCTGAAACTTATTGTCCATTATTCATCGCCATGCTTTCCTGGTTCATTTGTTCTTCGGGTACATTCGTAGCTTGTTCCTGAGGATTCTCTACTCCCATCATCCCTGGAGGAGTTGGAGCTTGAGGGTTCATGGCTAAGGCTCTTTCGTGGTCTAGCTCACCTTTCTGAACGTCTAGGGCTTGAGCGAACTGATTAGCGTCTTCCTTGATAATCATCTGAGTAAATGGCATATCTGGGTATTGTGATGGTTCAAAACCGAGCATCTGAACGATTTGTCCTTGTAGGTCGGGTTGACCACTTGTTAGGTCGTAGAGCTTTACTAAGTCAGAAGATTTTATCTCTAGTGGCGGAGCTGCTCCCTCTGGGGGTGGAGAGCCCGCTCCCATGTCAGGAGGCAACCCGCCAGCAGCTGCGTTAGGTACGCCCATAGGAGTACCATTCTCCATACCAGGAGGTACACCAGGCATATTGGTAGGGGGTCCAGTCTGTACCATAAGTCTTTGTACTTCGTCGGGGTCGATGTCAAATCGTTTCATGAGATACATCTTAGTAAGTTCGGTCTGGTCTACTAGGGGGTTGGAGACCATAGACTGGAATATAGCGTCAGCCTTAGCATCATCTTGAATTTTTATTTCTTTTATCGTAGAAGCGAGTTGTACTTCTGGCTCGTACTCACCTTTGAACTTCTCTGGACTGTAATCTTCCCAGGTAGTGCCTGATTCGTCAGATACTCTTACTTTATCCTTAGTTTTAGAGTAGAGTTGCATCATCTTCAAAACAAGTTGTCCTAGGTCATGGAAACCCTCTTCCTCGAATTGAGTAAGTTTAATACCAAACCTCTGTCCTGCGGACTGCTGTTGAGCTTGAATCTGAGTAGCGGTCACATTTGATACGGATTGGTCTACGCCCTTAGCTACTTCGGAAGCCGAGGTAGTTTCTCGTATTTCTTGCTTAATATTGGCTATCTGGTTAAACGCAGCCGACGGAACAATGCCCTTAGCGATAGGTTGAAGAGTGCCAGCAGGGAACGGATAGACAGCTCCAGGTATGTTCTCTACTTCGTTAATATAGTCAGCGTAAGCTGGGTCTAAGGTGTACATTTGATTGAGCGTATACGTAACAGAGTCAACTGTTTGGTTGGTCATGTCGTTGAGAAGTTCTTGCTCCTGCATTATAGGCTCAATTTCTCCCTTACCGTAGAATAGGGCTTCGTCTACGTAGTCTCGTTGAGCAATAAAGGGCATAAGACCCTTAGCGTATTTTTCACCGTTGAGTTTAGCTTGAGTCTTATAAGGGTTGTCTTCGTTGTAGATTTCTACTGAGCGGTTAGCGATAACATACACCTTGTCGTTTTCTTGGTCCCAGTACTCAATACACTCAATTTGAGAGCTTGGAGCGTCTGCTAAGGTAGAGCCCATCCACATATCCTTTTCCTGCTTGTCGGTGGGGTCTCCAGTGTTGCCAGTATCGGTTCCGTTGGGGATTTTGTCTAAGTTCTTGTATTTTGGCTCCATTTTGCCTGTTTTGGGGTCTATAACTTCAAATGACTTCAATTCAGCTACGGTAGTTAAGTATCTACGACCCATATAGGCGGCATCTTCCCTGGTAGTGGCGGTGGGGTCAATGAAAAAGTCTCTTAAGGGGACGTTTATCATGCGTGGACGGTCTATTTCCCACCATAAATACACGACTCCCGTGCCGTACATGAGGACATTTCGTACCCAGTTGATGACTTTTATAGACCATTTATCACAGTCCCAGTAATAGTCTATTTTGGCGGTTAAAACTTTAGTTTCTTGGGTTTGGTCTTCTTTTTTAGCCTTGAAACCAAACTTTGGCTTACCTCCAGCAATAGCTGAAACCATTGTTTCTATAGTGGAGAAGGTCATTGGTACGAAGGTATTGGCGATTCCATCATAGGCTTCGCCATCTTCGGTTCGTTGATTGTTGTAGAGTTTCCAGCAGTCTTCCCATACACGGTGATATGAGCCCTCGGTGTACGTCCAGGCCGCTGAGTAGTCCTTATTTACTTTTTCGAGTACATTATTTGCCAATAGATTGTCCCTATACTCGCCCTTTATGACATTATATCATTATTTGCGGTACTTCCGAGAGAGCATCTTTTGAGGTTTAGATATCTTCATGTTGGGATTCCCGTAGTAGAGTTTCAGTCTTAGGTAACGGAGGGCATCTAAAAGGTGGTCTTTGTCTTTTACAGGGTCTTCGGGGTTGTTCTTGTCCATTACGTCTTCAGGATAGTGGTAGGTCTCAAACTCGTAAATGAGATTCTTACAGGCTTCGGAGATAAAGAGTTTTGGTTTGCCGTTGCCCTGGATTTTTAGCATATCGTTTATAAGCTGAATGCCCCCTAGAATAGAGCTTTTCTGCCCCACGCCAGCCTTTTTAACGGCTTCTAAGATAACTCCGTGGGTTTGTAGATTGGCTATCTCCTGAGCCTGGTTAGAGTCCCCTATCTTATACGTGAAGAGGTTTCCACCCATCTTATCCTTAATCGCCTTAGCGGTTTCCTCAGTAATCATGCCTGACTTGTAGATTTCATCATATACGTACCAGTTTCCGTCGTAGTCCATGCCTACAAAGACTACGCCTGTGGGGTTGTGAAAACCAAAGTCTACGGAGAGTCCACGAGTAAAGGAGTCCATGTTGGGCATTTTGTCTACAGGGAGTACGTGAGTGGCTCTATCGAAGTCTTTGTAGACGAGTCCAGCCATCTTTCTAAACTCAGCCTCGTATTCTTGAGCAAATTGGTCTTCTGAGACCTCGGCTTTGATTTGTTCTATTTCTTCGTCCTCTATGTGGGGATTGTCAAAGGTTGTAGCGTGGGAGTACCACCAGTCCTTGTATTCGGGTAGGGTGCTCTGAGCGTTGTCGGCTAGTTGGTAGAAGTGGTTAAATCCGTTAGGGGTACTAATAAACACCGCCCAGCCTTTAGAATCAGCAAGCATAGGACGGAGAATGAGTTCCCAGACGTTGGGTTTCATAAAGGCGTACTCGTCTAAGATAAGTCCCTTAATCCCAGCCCCACGCAGACTATCTTCGTTGTCGGCACCCTTGAGTTCGATGACGGAGCCGTTAATGAGAGTGATGGTGAGTTCCTGTTCGTTCTTCTTCTTAACTAGTTCTCTTGGGATTTGATTATGAATGATGTCTAGCCAGTAAATGTTCTTAGCTTGCTTGTATGTCGGAGCGACTATCCAGTATCGCCCGATGACCTGAGTAGCGGCCATTAGAGTAAGGTTAGCGGCTAAGGTAGATTTCCCAGTTCGTCTGCCCCAGTTAAGGACTTTGAAGCGATGGGTGTCGTCGTGAACTTCGAGCTGCTTGTCGTGTGGTGTGTAAAGTTGGATATCGAGAGTAGCCATTATTGGTACTTCAACTTAAATCGGGTTTTCTGATAAGGTCTACAGACTCTGGACTTCTCTACTTCAACCGTTATCCAGTGCCCAATAGTCTCAGAGTTCTTGACTATTCTATCGGCCTTTACGGTCTTGAGTTCTAATCTTAGACTTGCGGCGTAAGGAAGAGCGTGTCCACCTGGAGTGAACTTAGCGTACCCATAGGCACTCATCGTCTCTCGTTGTTGGTTGATGAATACCACGGCACTTTTGGATTTGTTTAAGTGAGGGTTTATCTTGCGGAGCCACTGACCCATAAGACGTGCTTTTAAGCCCATGTGAGCCTCTCCAGCCTCTCCTTCTACCTCAGCCCGAGGAACCATACTGGCAACTGAATCTATCACAATGACGTCGTATGCGTCACTCTGAAGAGCTACTTCAACAACCTCAGCTACAGCCTCTAACATATATTCTCGTACAACGTGGATGTTCTCAGGTACGTTGACTAAGGCGTTCTCAGTGTCGATGTAGAGGATGGTGTGTTCAACATCGAGCATTCGACTCATAAGAGCAGTCTTTCCTACTCCCTTCATGCCATATATCTCGGTGATTCTTTTGCGTGGGAAGCCACCTGTCATAACGTCTATCTCTTGTATTCCTGAACTTATGAACTCTATGGGTTCTAGCTCGGAACCTTTACGAATGGGAATGTTTTGTTGGGCAAGGTATTCTTCTAAAATATTATTTTTAGATGGCTTCTTTTGGGAAGGGGGACTTATTTTCTTGGGGGTGCCCCTGCTAGCCTTCTTACGACAAGTGGGAGAGCAATACTTAGCATCTGCTCGTCCTTCAAAGTCTTTGTTACATATAGTACATATCATTTTACCGCCTCCATTAAGTGTGACTTTAGTATAGCATTTAAGTGTGACACATACAATGTATTGTCACGGATAAATATATAGTTATGTCGTGTGTGTACGTGCTTATTACTTCTATATATACTACACTACAAATCTACCCTACTTCTGGGCGGGGTGGGGGTATACCCTACCTGTTGTATAAAATAATCTTCTAGTATTGTAAATAGTTTCTCTTGTCTTTATCTCTTGTTACTTATATCCATATATACATGTATTGTATGTAGTGTCCTCTTGG